TTAATGTATACATATTAACAGGATTACAAAGCGATTGTTTTCTGTTAATATCAAAAAGAAGCACAGCAAAGCCTACAGTATCCTTTCAGAACACTGACCAACAAAAAAACATTTGTTGCCTGCTTACTCACTCTCATAGTTACGACTTGCGGTTTCCCTGGATGTGATCTTGACATAGTACTTGTTACCGCTAAAGATTGCTCTTATAATAGCTACAGATAGTCATGGCATTGCTGCTCTTATCTTGGATGATTAAATGCTTTGTACAATACATTTAATACTAACTTTCCTTTACACATCAGTCCTTTGGCCCGTTGGGTTTTGAGATGGTAACAAACTCGAGATTCTTTCGTAACGACTTTGCTTGTGCTAATTTAATGATTGTGCTATAATATATAACACGATGCCTATTGGTTATAGGTCTTTTGTCTTAAGAGCACCGTGCCAGAACGTCATAAATAATCGTGGAAAAAACCACTACATCATCTGTTCCTTAAATTGCACGTCTTGCTTGGCTCTCGTTATATCTGGAGATACAGCTATAAGTAATTACTCTTACAACTCTACTTCTACAACTGCAGTTGTGAGTAGTTAAACCTCCTTAGTTTAAAGAGCACCTGGCACTGTGATGACATATTAATAGTCAACAACAGTGTTGTTCCAGTCTTGCTTGGCTCTATTTTAAAAACAAGGAATTACATTTGAGACTATCCTCTCATATATAATTAAGACTCATCCTATTGTCCGCTTTCTAGAAGCCTGGTACATCTCGTCACTTTTTAACCAATCTGATAACGCCATTTTTGCATTTCGTGCTATCATTAATTCATTAACAGTTGCAGCTGACTCTAATGAATATGGTAATACATAACATATTACTAATTGGTGCCTACTATCTTTCTCGGCAGTGGTGATTCAACAATAGTTTTATCAAACAACCTTGTTATTTTTTTAAGGAACGATTCTGTTATCATTTATGATGACTTACTTAATCTAACAGAGTATAATACTCCTGCGCATACATCACCATGCGATACCCATTTAGGTCAATAAATGTTTGCTATCAGTTCCTTATTCTAATGTATGCTTACGCATCATTAAATATGTGTCCTATTTTATGTTTTGATTACTATACTTCATCAAATCAAAGGATGTTTGTTAAACATTTCGGATACCTACAGCATTCACTACATTAGTGTCTACGCTGCCAACTCCTGACGATTGCCCCTACAATTATGTAACGCTTTGAGCTTAAAGCACTATTTAACGTGGCTCAAACCACGACTAACAAAGTTAGTAAAATAACTACTACCAAACTCTTGTTTGGCAGTAATTATATTAATGTTTAATGAAATAAATCAATAACTTATTCTCTTCCATATCAAATAAGGAGAAGTATCCGCCATGTTTTTCATCTAGCCATACACCTAATTTATTAGCAGTAACAGATATATTTATCTTTTTTCTCATTCCATCAGGTGCCTTTTTAAAATAGGATCCCATGCTACTTTGTGTCCATCCATATTGGGCTAAATAAGTTGTTATTGATTCATATACTTTATCTTCAAATAGCATAATTGAAACAATTTAAATGGTTAACGTTAGGAAAACTAAAAAACCTAAAGATATAGTCCGAAGACTACACCTAGAGATTCCTTCTACAGAGTTAAAACCGAAAACATATATCTTTTTTTCATTTTACTACAACCGTCAGGTATGGAAAAAGAAAAAACACTCTGGTAATGTTGATGATGTTACCATGTCTATGCCCTGACATGGGTTTGTTAAAGTTTTATAGTTTAAAATAATGCAAAGCGAGACCCTTATGACATATAGATCTCCTCAACGTATTCCACGAATTAACCTAGCCGTGCATTACCCAACCTGAATAGTTGTATGTACTTTTCAACAGTACAGGAATAGTATCTATAGTTGAAAACCTCTCTTTTCGGAGGCTATAGATAGGTCGCTTCGGTGATATACTTTACCATCACCAAGTTATTTGCAAGAATAACTTCCATCTAGTTTACCGTCCTAGATTTATAATTGCTTGATTTTTACATCCGCACTAACAGCACAATATCTCTTCAATATAACCGCTAAGTCATATATTAAAACATTGTGATAATTACTCATTTACCGAAGTAAACTTATAATTAAATACTTTTATAGCTCCCGCCATTTCTGCACATATTAATCCCTAATAGTCCTACTTACACCATGGTGCGATTTTGGACGTGGAACAGGATTAATTAGAAGTATCTTGTAGCCCCACAAGCTTGTCAAGGTTTGCAAACCTTAAAGAAAAACACAACTTTACTGATAGTTGTCATCGCCAGTAACTTACTGGATATTCATGCGGTTAATGAAAGCATGACAATACATAAATTGATGTCGTGTGTCCTCGCGCCTATCCTCCCTATGGAGCAGTCAATGGCTTGTTGGCGAGGAACTAAAGACTTACGCACTTTTGTCGGCTCTAACAACACACATCATATTTTGTTTACCTATGCGTCACACCAACATGACTGCAGACCATGCGCTTATTACCACGCTGATACTTACATAGGATTACAGATATCATTGCTTTACTTTGACAAACTACAAGTTTGGTTACTTGCATACCTTTCGGTTAAGTCAAAGACCACAATAACTGTGCACTCAAATGTATCATAGCTTTGTTGACTAACTAAATGTTAGCCATAACTATGCATACACGGCACTCTTCGTTCGTCCTCTGTTAAGGAAGAACAATGTCTTGTTATGCTATAATATAACTATGTGTTATAATAACATAATACTTAAATCTTATTAAAATGATGTGATTGAACACTAGGACGTGCTCTTGATGGGAAATCACAATGATTTTCGTCTTATTTGAAAAAAAGAACAGGCTTTCGCCTATTCTTTCGCATCCTGCAACTCCTCTTCGGTGAAGGGCACTTCAGTCCTATCGACAGCAAGAACGTGGCCAGCACGCTTGAACGCCTGTGCAGTGGTTTCGGAACCAAGTACAACAGTCGTATAAACGGTCTGTTCGTTATTGCCAATCATATAGGGTTCAACCGTAGCTGTCACAATAGAACCAGGCATTGTACGCCCTACGAACTTTGCAATCATGCTAGGTGTTCCAGCTTTCCACGAAGGATTGCCATCAGAGTCCAATTGCTGTGAAATCATGCGTGTACGCATTTCAGCAAAAGGGTTGTTGGCATCTTTGAAGACAGCAAGATAGTACCCACGACCGTCGGAAGTTTCATTCAGCTTGCCATCAATGCCGTCTACTGCATCAATGACTGCTTTTGTTGGATTATTCGACAAGCGAATAGCAACCAACTGAATTAAATCTTTCATAACGTTCGGATTTAAGTATCTGCTTGGCGCAGTGCCTCGCCTGTATTACACGAACCTAGGTTCATGGTACAGACTCGCGGGGATTAGACCGCTCTCTTACCATTGGGGATGATTCCAATAGAGACCCTCAAGAACTCGAATATTTTCACATTATTTTTTTTTTAAAATATTTATTTTTATATTGCGATACTGATTAAAGAGAGAGATTAGGACACCCTACCATGAAAATAAGATGGTTAAATGAAGTAGGGCTGCTACGCCTGGTCATCTATTATATTACTTAATTAAAAACTTATGGAGTTCTTCAGTTACTGAAGTTTTAAATGGGAATTCAAAATCACATGCGGGGGGGATAAGGTGATCTATCTACGAATGTAACTATAATTAAGTTTCTATAATATTTTGTATTATGCTCTAAAGTGAGTAAGTTTACAGAAACCTATCATTAATATAATGAAGAGAGAAAAGAAAGAAAGAGTAGCCAGGAACAAGTTCTATAGCAAATATCTTCAATTGATAAATGTGATACTTCCTGAACCTCTGACATCAAAAGAAATAGAGATACTATCGGCCTTCATGGAACTAGAAGGAGATCTCATAGAAGAAGATAGATTCGGGACACAATGTAGGAAGTATATACGGGATAAGTTTAAGTTTAAGTCTTACTCAAACTTGGATAATTATATAAAGTATATGAAACAGAAAGGTGTACTCTTAAAGGATGAGGACACAGGTAAGCTGATAATAAATAAGAGGATAGAAGTCCCTAAAGATACTAAGGATATTGAACTTGTTTTCAAATTCGAATTAGAGGATGAGTAAGAAGATAGAGGATATTGCCAGAGAGCTTGCAAAGGAGAAAGGGATAAGTTATCTAAAAGTAGAAAGTGCAATAAGGCATCAGTTTGGATTTATTAAAAGAAGAATGGAAGATAATGATCTTAATTCCATTAAGGTTCATGGCCTTGGAACCTTTGAAGTAAAGCTAGAGAGACTGACTGCTTTAATAAGGAATCTTATAAAAAGTTTCAGAAAAAATCCTAACTTGTACAGCGAATCAGCTAAAGAAGAGCTGGCAAGACTGTGGGAGATACGGAATAGGAAAGTTAATGAGAAATTAGAATATAAAAAAAAGAATGAACACTTCACACGAATTCAAGGTGGTAACAAACCTATACGATGAGGACAAAGAAGGTAAGGAACAGCTTGTAAAAAAGAATATAATTACAAGGTGGCTATGTGATGATCTGTCTACTATAGAAATAGAACAACATTTTGATGATAAAGGAAGGATAAAGAAAGGTCAATGTAGAATACATCATAAGACAAGGCCTATAACATTAGTGGTTAAAGATGATTACTACAAACTGAAGAAACTAAAGCAGAGAATAGTAAATGAAAAAATTATAATAGGATTTAAATCTAAAGGTAATGGCTAAAAAGAAATCAAAAGTAAGTGCAAAGACAAAAACAGCTCGTAAGAAACCAGGAGGTTCTAATGCAGGTAAATATAAAGGAGTTAAATCTTTTTGCGGGCCAGCGGGAGGAGCACCAGCTGGTACTTTTCCTACAAACACATTGAAAAGAGCAAAGTCTGCGTTGAAGTTGGCACATAATGCACCTAACCCAGGAAAACTAAAAGCTTGTGTACATAGAAAATACCCTCAATTGAAAAAAGGGAAATAGTGTACTTGGAAAAATTAATTAAAAAATTACAGAAAGCACCATGTATGACTCAAAGCGATAGACAGAATGTCAAGATCAATATTGCAATATGCGAGATGCAGATAAAAATAAGAGATAAGTGGGTAAAGAGGAAGAAGTAAAAACAGTAACAGTAGAAACAAGCATAGGTACAATAAGATTATTATGACAGCAGAAGAAATAAAACAGTTAGCACAAAAGTTTCATACTCCTGGAGATCCAATTAAGAAAAAGTGGAATCCAGAGTATATAAAGGAATGTGAAAAGATAAATAGAAAGCATCTGGAAGCAGAAATAATGAAGAAATATGAGAGAGTTAAAAGATTTGTATGAAAAAATATTGTATCTTTTGCATGGTATTATTATGCGTCTACTTAATTTCGTGTAATAGGCAAGGATGCGTATACTGGAATGGGATACAAATGTCAGAAGATTTTGTGCCTCCTCCAAAAGAAGAAGAAAATGATTATTAACTAAAACTAATTATTATGCCATTTGTAAGATTTTTAAAATATATTAAGAATAGATCTCAAGGATTTCCTAAAGGAGGAAGTACTGTACGTACAAGTGCTCCTAAATCAAAGAAAGGAAAAGCTCCTAAGAAAAGTAGTTTGAAAGGACCTGCTTTAAATGGATAGACCATTATGGGATGCGGTTGTGGAAAAAAGAGCAAAGCGAAGAAAGTAGTAGCTAGTGTTCAAAAAGCAGGAGAAACTGCTGCTCAAATAATTGAAGGATGGTCTATTTATGCTAAAGGAAATAAAAATCCTGAAATACAAGCAATAGCAGATTACCGTGCAAAGATATGTACTAAATGTCCTGAATTAAAATCTTCTCAATTTTGGAAGTTCATTACAAGTAAAGTAATGAGAAATGGACAAATAGAGCTTAATCAAGTCAAAAGAGAAGTAGGCAGAAATGATGATTATGATTTAGCAGGATATAAATGTGGAAAGTGTGGATGTGCATTTCCTGCAGCATTATATGTAAAGGATAAAGAATGTCCATTAGGTAAATGGGGAAAAACAGAAGAAAATGGATCTGTTTGACTTACAAAAAAGAAGAGTAATTGTTCATACGAAAGCACTGCTAGTTCCAGAATTCAAAGCTATCTGGGACCGAGACAAGAAAAAAGATAAAGAAAAAGCTATACGGGAATTAAGTTACGTATACTTTACTACAGATTATAAGTCACCTTATATACAAAGTGCTGATCCTAATCTGACACAGAATATTGTAGCTAAGGATTTTATGAAAGATCCTAACTACAAACCCGATAAAGAAATAGCAGCGGCTATAGCTAAATATATAGAACTGCAACAAACGCCGTCTATGAGGCTACTTAAAGCTTCATTAAAAACAATAAGTAACTTGACAAATTACTTAGAAACTATTAACTTGCATGATCGTGATAAACATGACAAGCCTATATATAAACCGTCAGATGTAACATCTGCACTTAAATCTATAGGACCAATTATAGAATCACTGAATAAAGTTAAAGAACAGGTTGAGAAAGAAGTTGCACAATCTGCAACACTCAGAGGCCGAAGACTTAAAGGAAATAGAGAAGACCCAGAGTAGAAGAAAACAAAATGCTAACAATTATAAATAGACTTATATGGCATTACAGAACTTTTATAAGAAAATATATAGTTATGGATATGGATCTTAAAATAGAAGATAAATCTAAAAATGAATCAAAATATCTTTGGTTATTAGATCCTGGGCATGGCGGCATGATTGACGGAGAATATCAAACTGCAGGAAAAAGATCTCCAAAATTTAAAGATGGCACTGTCCTGTATGAAGGCGAATTTAACAGGGCCGTTGTACAAAGAATTGATAGTGCATGCAATGCAGCAGGTATAGACTCAATAGTACTTGTTCCTGAAGAAGAAGATATTTCTTTAAAGGAAAGAGTAAAACGTGCTAATGATTTTTATAAAGTTGATAAAAGGGCAGTTTATCTAAGTGTTCACGCAAATGCTTTTGGTAATAATTGGAATCAAGCTCATGGATGGTCTTGTTATACTTCAAAAGGAGAAACACGATCAGACCAAATAGCTACTATATTTTATAGAATGATGGCAGCTGAATTTCCAGAAGAAAAAATGCGTAAGGATCATACAGATAAAGATCCTGATAAGGAAGCAGATTTTTATGTTTTAAAGAAAACAGCTATGCCTGCCGTGTTAACTGAGAATTTTTTCATGACAAATAGTACAGAAGCAGCAATGCTTTTGAATGAAGATATAAGAGATAGAATAGCAGATGCACATATGGATGCAATATACTACTTAAGTAAAAAAAGTTAAGTGAAAAATGAAAAGATAATAGTAGCAACTAAACATACTAATATTGAAGAACAGGATAATCCAATACGTCATACAGGTACTGATTATCTTAAGTTTGTCAATACTAGCTACTTTTCTCTTTCTGCTCAACATTATCTTAAGCATAAATGTTATACTCTAGCTCCTCCAGGTACAACAGAGTTTATAGAGTTTTGGGATCGAGAAGAAAAGAGATGTAAGAATGGATATACAGTGGGAGGAGTTACTGTTACGGGTGAGCATTACGCTTATCTTAATTATGGTAGGATTTTGGCTACAGTCGGACAAGGAAAACGACAACGAAAAATAGAAACATTTCCAAGATTCTTGGATATGGATTACTACTGGTATCATGAACTGGATAAAGCAGAGAAAGCTGGTGAAGGAATGATAGTCGTTAAAGCACGGCGTAAAGGTTATTCCTATAAAAATGCCTTTGGCATGGTTTGGCGTTACAATTGGTTTCCGTATTCTATATCAATACTAGCTGCATTTGAAAAGACATTCTGGTCTAATACAATGGAGATGGCCAAATCAATGATCAACTTCATTAATGATAATACAGATTGGGCTAAAGGCTTCTTGACCGACAGGCAGGAAACCATAAAGAGCGGATATATAGAAAAGAATAGAGATGGGATCCAAGTACAAAAAGGTTATAAATCTGAGATCTTAGCACTTTCTTTTAAAGACAGCCCGCAAAAATCAGTAGGACGAACTGCAGAACGCATGCTTTTTGAAGAAGCAGGAGACTGGCCTGGATTACTTCAAGCATATCAAAGATCCTATCCGCTTTTCAAAGATGGTAATATAATGGTAGGTATACCGATCATTTATGGTACAGGCGGTAACTCAAAGAACGGCACTAACTTTGACTTCGAAGAAATGTTTTATAACCCATCGTTTTACGGACTAAGAGCTTACGAAAATATATATGATGAGAATACTGTTGGAGAGTGTGGATGGTTTGTAGATGAACAATGGTATAGACCTCCTTTTGTAGACAAAGCAGGGAATCATTTACGTGCAGAAGCAACTAATGATGTAGATCTGGAAAGAGAAGAAAAAAAAGCAGTAGAGCCTGTAGCTTATAATCTTTTCATAACCCAGCATCCAAAAACACCGAAAGAAGCATTCCTTAGACCTGAAGGTGCAGTCTTTCCAGTAGTTGAGCTTTATCGAGTACTTAATAGACTTAAGTCAGATAATAAATATAAAAAATTAGGAGACCCAGGAACATTTGTAAGAAGCGATAATACAGATCATCCTGTTAAATTCGAAATGGATATGGAGAACAAACTCCACCCCATTACAAAATACCCGCACAAACCAAATGACCCTCAACAAGGATGTGTAATTGTTTACCAACATCCTCCTTCTACTATCCCTCATGGTCTTTATAAGATTGGACTTGACCCTGTAGCTTTCGATAAGGCTGGAGGAAAGTCTTTAAATGCTGCCTTTGTTTATAAATCTTTTAATAAATTTGATTTTGGTTATGATGAGATTGTAGCTGAATATGTAGGAAGGCCCGAGAATATAGAGATATATCATAAGAACCTTGAAATGCTTTCGCAATACTACGGAGATGCAAAGATTATGTTTGAAAATGATCGAGGTGAAGTTCTTTCTTATTTCAAAAGAAGAGGCAAACTACATTTTCTAGCAGATCAACCTGATAATGTGATCTCTAAAGTAATTAAGAACAGTACTGTAGCAAGAATGAAAGGCTGTCATATGAATGACAGAATGAAAGATGCAGGAGAAAAATATATCTTGCGTTGGCTATGGACAGAAAGAGGAGTTAATTCAGATGATGAAATAATATATAATATGGATCTAATTCCATCAATTGCTCTTGTAGAAGAGCTAATAAACTATTCAAGACAGGGAAACTTTGACAGGGTCATGGGATTTATGCAATTAATGTTTATGGTCGAAGAAGATTTTGAGAAAGAAATAGATCAAGAAGCACCAACAAATATAGTAGTAGACTTCTTATTAGATAATATGAAAAAAATGTATGCAAAATAAATAACTATGGGACACTATTTTCCGCAACAAAAACTAACAGATGCCGCCAAGAATCGTAAAGATAAACAATGGGCTAAAAATGTAATAGATGCTTTAGATGCATATAGATTTACAAGCTTTAATGGAAGTGATGACCGAATACGTAAAAAGCTTAATTATGATCTTTTTAATGGTCAACTTAATCCAGATGATTTTGAATATGTAATGAAACCCTATGGACAGGATATGGGAGATCTTCCTGCACAAATGAGAAATTACGACATAACAAGTCCCAAACTAAGAGTATTATTCGGCGAAGAAATAAAGAGACCCTTTAACTTTCGTGTTACAACTGTTAATCCAGAAGCTGTTTCAGTCAGAGAGAAAGAAAAAGAAAAAATGCTGAAAAGGTATATGATGGAAAGAATACAGTATGCCATACAAAAAGAAATTAAAAAAGAGTCTATGCAAATAGCAGGTATGCCTGCAGAAGAACAACAGCAAGCTGTCGAACAAATAACACAAGAGATGACTCCTTCTGATATTGAAACATATATGAAAAGAGAGTTTAGGTCAAATCAAGAAATAACAGGACAAAACCTACTTAATTTCTTAATGAAGAAAGAAACAGTAAGAGATAAGTTTAATAAAGGATGGAGACATGCGCTTATAGCTGGAGAAGAAATATATTGGGTTGGTATCGTAAATGGAGAACCAAAGATGAATGTAGTAAATCCTCTTTATTTTCAATACGATAAAGATCCTGATATTGAATATATCCAAGATGGGCAATGGGCAAAGTATGAAATGAGGATGACCCCTGGTTCTGTAATCGATACATTCGGTGAATATCTTACATCTAAGCAGATTGGAGAGATGTATGATGACAATGTATCTGATCCTAATGCTGATCCACTATCTTGGGAGGGAGCTATAAATAATGATATTTTTGATAACTATATTGACTTTGATTTTAATACAACAGGAGACTCACATAAGTATATAAGAGTAGTACATGTTGAATGGAGGTCTTTAAGAAAGATAGGCTTTCTAAAATATATGGATCTTCAAGGAGAAATACAGGAAACTATAGTAAATGATAAGTATAGAAAAGATGAACAAAAAGGAGATATAAGTATAGAGTGGCAATGGGTTCCAGAAATATGGGAAGGATCAAAAATCGGAAATGAGATATATGTTAATATGAGGCCCAAACCAAATCAACATCGTGACATTGACGATATGACAACTTGTAAATTAGGTTTCTATGGGCTCTCATACAACAACCTGAATGCAGAATCAGTATCTATGATTGATAGGATTAAACCTTATCAATATCTTTATAACATTATGATGTATCGACTTGAGCTCGATATCGCTTCAGACAAAGGTAAGAAATTTTTAGCAGATATTAACCAAGTTCCAAGCTCAATGGGACTAGATATGAATAAGTGGTTATATTACTTTGATGCTATGGGAATTGCTTGGGTAAATCCTCAAGAAGAAGGAAAACGAGGACAGCAGAATTCTTTCAATCAATGGCAGACTTTAGATTTGTCAATGGGACAAACTATTCAACAAAAAGTTCAAATGCTTGAATACCTAGAAAATCGTGCGGGCGATGTCGCAGGTGTGACCAAACAAAGAGAAGGACAAATAGGCGCAACAGAATTAGCTACGAATGCAAGACAAGCAGTTGTGCAGTCAAGTCACATAACCGAAGAATGGTTTCATTCACATAACAGTTTAAAAAGAGAAGTGCTTACAGGTTTACTTGAAGCAGCTAAACTTGCCTATTCAAATGAACCTAGAAAGATACAGTATGTTCTAGATGATATGTCAATCAGTACAATCGTTTTAGATGAGAAATTCTCAGAAGCAAGTTATGGTATATTCCTATCAGATTCTGCAAGGGATCAGGAAACTATGGATATTCTAAAACAATTGACACATGCTGCTCTTCAAAATCAACAGGCAGATCTTTCAGATATTGTTAAAATGCTCACAACTGAATCTCCAGAAGAGATTAAAATACTTCTGGAAGCAGCTGAAGAAAAGAAAAAAGAACAAGCACTTCAACAACAACGCGAACAGCTTGAGGCTCAGCAAAAAATGCAAGATAAACAATTATCTCAAGATCAGGACGAGCAAGAATTTGAGAAATATAAAGTGGATACTACAAATCAGACTAAACTTACAATTGCTGAAATGCAAGTAGCTGCTAAAGAAGACAACGATGCTAACAATAATCAAGTCCCAGATGATCTTGAAGTCCAGAGACTTGAAACTGAAAAACAAGTGAATACACAAAAAGCGGCTATAGAAGAAAGAAAACTTGCAGTCAAAGAAAAAGAGATAGCGAGTAAAGAAAAAATCGAAAGAGAAAAAGTAAAAGCAAGTAAGAAAAAAGATAAAAAGTGATTCATACAAAACCACAGATAAGGCAGGAAAATCCTGAAGAACTTTCTTTTAAAACAGAGCTATCACCAATAGATGAAGCAAAATTTAAAGTATGGTATAGTAATACTGCAAATACTTTACAGATTGCTCCTAATCCTGATGACCCATTACATTACTACGATTATCGTGGATACTGGCAAGAAAATCCAACAGAGATCCTAGAGCAAGGAGATCACTTCACAGATAAATTTAAAGTGCCTGGACATCCAACTTTTTCTGAAGAGTCTCAATATTCATTTCAAAAAGGAGGAAGTAATATATATGGAGGGAAATGGGATGGTAAACGATTTGTTCATTCTAAAGATACAGATCTACATGCTGAAAGAACTCAGGAATATTTTGACCAGCAAGGTAGTGGAGAGTATCCTGTATATCAAGGCAATTTACTTGATATGATAGAAGTATACCCTGATGAGTATAAAAGAGGAGGACCCGTTTCATCTCAAAAAGCAAAAAAGATCTTAAGGCACGGTAAAGTATATGGAAAAAGGCTAACTCAAAAACAAAAAAGATACTTTGGATTCATTGCAGGAGGAGGAGTACCTAAATATCAACAATCTGATGTTGTAGGAGATGTTGATCCTCCTGATAGCTCACTATATGGATCAGGATATGGACAAGCTCCAATTACCAGAAGTCAATCAGATAATCTAAATCTAGCTACTAATCCCAATATTATAGCCCTAAAACAAAATATAACTACTACTGGTGGTCCAATACCTACAGATTTACCAAATTTTCCACTAACTGATGAAGAAGTAGAGAAAAGAAAACAGGAAATGAGATTTGGTGATTTTTCAGCTTTAGAACTTGAAGAATTAGTAAACAAATATAATTTTAGAGGCAAACCAGGTCGTAGGAGGGACTGGAGAGAGAGAATGAGTGAAACAGATAAAGACAAAACAGAGGATATAAAGCACTATCTAAACTTTAATGCTTTATCAGGAAAATGGAAATACTTAAATAAAGCCGAAAGAGAATCTTTTTTTAAAGACAATGAAAGACTAAAAGACCAGTTAAATTTTAATGATCCTGTTGTGACTGATCTTGAAAAATTCTATATGGATTATGCAGGTGATGAAGAGTTACGTACAGAAATGTGTCCAGACGGAGCATGTTTAGAAAGTTCTTTTAAAGCATATGATAGACTAGTAAGAAACAATCCTAACATAGGATTAAAAAATTCTTATGGTTTAAAAGAAGGACTATACTCTGCTAAACAAGATCAACTAGAAGCAAGATTTAAAAATTATAACTATGATTCAATACTTAAAGAAAAAGTATTAGCGCTAAGTGAACAAAATCGACTTGCTGAAGTAGAGTACGATAAAAAATATGCTATTTGGAAAAACGATTATATAACTGAACCAAAAGAACAAGGAATTCCTACTATTAATGATATACAACAGAGGTATTATGATACTAAAAGGGAGATAATGCGCAAATGGATGCAAGAAAATCCACCTCCTCCTGATACTATAGAAAATGCAACTGCATTTGAAGTTTGGGAGCAAGCTAGGGAGGAGATGTACACAAAGGTCAACAAAAATTCTCCAGGATATGGAACGGATCCTTATACATTTCTTAACGAAAAAGGTTTAGATGGAGAAAATCTTTATACAAACGAGGAAAAAGAATTTTATAAAAAGGGAAAAGCGCAAGAAAATAAAATATGGAAAGCAGAAAGGGAACGTGAGAAACTATTTGAAAAAGAATGGGACGAACTTACAAATGAGGCAACTAAAGATGCAGTAGCATTATTTAAAGATTATGAATATACAGGTATTGGGCCAGATAATTTTTCGCTAGACAGAGAAACTGGAAAGCTTAAAATAAATGTACCTTATAAAGGAGTTTCAGCAGATAGCTGGCAAATACATGGAGCACTTGTAACTCAAGGAGGAAAAAACATATATAATGCAAATGTAGATAATACACTTCAAAGAAATACTGATGGTTCATGGAGATATCCAAAAAAAGTAAAAAAACTATTTGCCAATATGCCTGTTGGAACAGTACTAGGATTTGGACATAATGAGAATATAAATAGTGATGATAATTTTAATGCAAAAATGATTCCAGGAATGGGAAGAGCAGGTCATAGTATGGTAGTAGCAGGATTTACTGAAGATGGAATTCCTATACTATATGATCATTTTATGCATGATCAAATTACTAGACCTAATATTATTGACGAAGATGGAAATGAAGAAGATAGAATTTTCCAACAAACTATGCCCTATAGAGATTTTAATGAAGTAGTATATAATACAGATAATTATGATCTTGTAGGAATTACAGTACCAAAAGGAGCCCAAAATGCTACTTTTGCTAACCTAAGTAAAAAAGGACTTGCTCAAGATTTAAAAACAAGTTATGATACTGGCTATGTTGAACAACTAAGTGATTCACTTGCAAATGGAGACTTAGGAAGAATTGTAGATATAGATATAGACAGTACAGAAGCTTTTGTTGGTCACCTTGGCGAAGAAAAAGCATTACTTACTCATACCTTAAAAATGAAAGATAATGAGTATAATGAACTCGCTAATATTGCAGTTGCTTTAGGTATAAACGAAACTGAAGGAGGAGGAGGAATATTATCACAACCTATTTTTGATCAATATGGAGAAAGTCAAGGATTTACTCAATTGAAGATGAGTAATATCATGGGAGTACATGAAGAAGGAGATAGGATGCAAAGTGGTAAAATAGCTAAAGGAGGAGAAATTAAGGATGAAGTACTTCATAGCGCTTATCAAAAACTAAATAAAGAATGGAGACTAACACATAACGGAAAAGACCTTGATATTCAAGACCCTGGAGCATCTGCTGCTCTCACAATGCTATACCTTTCTGAAGCTTCAAAAAGAGCAGAAAAAGCATTTCAAAAAGGATTAAGTGGAGGAACAAGAACTTTTTGGGAACCTGATCTAGAACAAGAATTAAAAGGATACATAAGAGGTGGTCAAGGCAATTGGGGAAATAAAGGTTTCCTTGTAGAAGGAGCACCTGGAATAAAGGGAGAAAGAATAAGTACTGATGCGTATCTAGATAGATGGGAATACAATTATTCCAGTCATTGGAGCAGAATACCTACACATTTAAAATTTGGTAATTTAGTTACAAGTGCTAAAGAAAAAAGAGAAAACTTACAAGAAAAATTAAATGAAACATACTTTAAGTTAAATCCAGGAAAAACAAAACCAGTATATATTGTAAGAGAAGAAGATGGTAGAACTGTAATAAAAAAGACAACCATAGGAAATAATCCTAATCTAACAAAAGCACAAAAACTGGATTACTATTGGCAAAGTGGAGACAATACTTTAGCGTCTGGAGATGCTCAAGGAGGAGCAACAAGAGGAAGATTTGCTAATAAAGTTGTTAGTGCTATTAAAAAACTTCAGATAGGAGATGAAGAAACTTCAATAATCAGTGAAGAAAAATCATTTGAAAGAGGAGGAAAGATTAAAAGATATCAAAGTAGTGGAGATATTGAGCCACCTATAAACCAGCAATGGGTTCAAGAAGCTGGCAAGACTGCTCCAGATGGTCAAACAAGATATGTAGGAGACGATACTTATGAACAAAAATATTCTCTTCCTCCTTTTACAGTAGAAGCAGATAGAATGAGTTCTTCAGATAAACGTTTTGCTCAATGGGGCAGAGAAAACGTTGCAGAATTAGCAAGAAGAAAAACTACTACTCAAGCTGCAGAAGAAAACCCTATGAATCAAGGATTTGGGGTATTTAACCCTGATAATTGGTCAAGAGATAACATGGCTAAAACAGATATAACGGGTAAATTCAGAGCATTTCCCAATGATCCAAATAGTTTTATAGATAATTGGATTAATCCAGGTTCTGCATTTATAGGTCCTATGGCAGATGCACTTGCAGGTGCTCCTAAACAAGCACGAGATCAAGATAGTTATTGGCCTTATGTAACTGCACTAGGAGCTCCTTTGCTAGGAGGAACATTAGGAGGACTAGGAGCAAATACAGGCCCTGCACGATTTGCAGCAGAAATGCTTAATCCTATACCTGGAATAGATGCAGGTAAGCTAGCAGATAAAAGTATAAAGTATGCAAAACAAGGAGCAGAAAGCTTAATGAATAGTACACAAGGACGAAAACTAGCTGGACAACTTCAAAATCAAGCACATGTTAAGAATATTACAGGAGATGTAACTGGCCCAAGCAATGTACCAAGAAGAGATTTTCTGACTGAAATAAGTACTGCTGAACAGTCTCTAAGAAATGCAGAAGAACGAATGGAACGCATAATAGCTATGGGAGTACCTGAAACTAATCCTCTATATAGAGATGTTAAGAGAGTGGTAAAGGAGAGAAAACTTGGTCTTCGTACTTTAAGAGAAGAAATGGCAGCTGGTTTTATAAAAGATAGCTCTCGTCATCGTAATCTTCCTCATGGAAGAGACGCTGATCCAACCCATCAAACAGATTATAATGCTATACAGAGAGAACGTATAAAAGGTACACAAGCAGAGCTAGATGCAGAATTCAAAGCTAATGCTCTAAATCCTCAGACAAAACCCTATGACCCTTATTTAGATATGGATTCTGATGGAATTCCTATAGGAAAAACAGATGCTGAGATTGATGATTTCAATATAGCAAAAGAGCAAGGCAACGCTTTAGAAGACGAAATTTGGGAACAATGGCAAGCGAGGGAGAGCTCTTATACACCTGGGTTGGGATCGAGTGCAGCCGATGCTGACGATATGTTTGGAGCACCTAGTGATGCAGAGAGAGAACTTTTAGCTCAGCTATCAGAAGATATATTTGGAAATAATCCAGGACAAAACTATATAACCCGAGGTGGTAGAGACATTGATGAATCTATAGCTGCTTTGGGTAGTGAGTCTCTCCCTGACTTTAATACTCTAACTAATGTTCCAGGAATTAGTCAAAATGCCAAAGAAATAAATGATTTACTTAAAACAGATGCAATACGAAATATAAACAAGACACCATTTAACCTAAGAGTATCTGCATCTCCTGCTCCTATAAGATCAATAAAAGATGTAAACAGAGCAATGGGAGAAGGGATGCAACTTTTTGATGAAGCTGATAACCTATTAACAGCAGGACAAGCAAGGAATTTAATTAATAAAGGAGAAAGAGTAAATGGAAGAAATCCTTTTCAAAATGCAGATGAATTAACAAACAGTCGAAGATTAGGTGCTCCTGCTAATAAATTATATATGCAACTACAAAATCCTAAAACAAAAATATGGCATGATATAGGAGACCATTCATATTCTCCACATGTGACCTCTGAGGGAAATTTTGTAGGGTATAAAAGAAAAGGACACTTTCCTTTTACCCAACTACAAGGTAGGCATAAACAACATCCACTTTGGGAAACTATTGCTCCATATAATAAAGCAGGTGTAAAAGGACAATCTAAAGACGAAATGTATAAGTTACTTGCCAAGCAATTAGGAAAAAGTGTAGAAGAAATAAGAGCTCAAAAGTTATTTATAAAACATATAGGCGAAAAAGGATCTGTTCTTCCTTTAGAAGGTACAGGGGTTGCAGGTACTTTTCAAAAAGCTGTACTCGAATCAATGAAAAGACAAGGAAAAGGTATATACTCTGATAAAGCACATACTTTAAGCGGAATAAAACAGTATTTACATCAATTAAAAAAAGGAAGAGTTGAGCCTGTAGGACTAGATGACAAAAGCACTGAAATGCTTAATAAAGCATTGAAAATTTTAGATAAAGAAGATATATCAAAATTATCAGGTAAAGAGCTTTCTAAACTTCTGCCTGGAGTTGGGATAAAAGGTAGTGCGAGAGAAGCAGCTCGAGAATTTGAAGGGTTAAGACAAACAAGATTTAAACATATAAAAAATAGAGGAGGAGAAGTTAGGAGATATCAACAAAGCGGAGATGTAGATCCTCCACAAATTAATTACGCTAGACAAGATAATACATATATCCCAGGATTTAGAGATCAATATGCAGGAGAAACACAAAAAGATGACTATACAAATATACCTACAATTCATGATGCTTTATATCAGGCATCTTTTCTTCCAGTTGTTGGAGAGGCTGCCGATGCAACTAATGCGGCTCTTTACCTTAAGAAAAGAAATTATGAAGATGCAGCATGGTCTGCAGCAGGATTAGCAATACCTTTTGTAGGGGGAGCAGCCTTGAAAGCAGGAGCTAAGGGAGTAAAAAAAGCATACAATTCTTTATTAAATAAAACGGATGATTTTGTTTCAGACATAGACTGGGGAAAATGGCATCCAGAAACACCAACACTCAATGAAGGTAAATTATTAAAGGAATATAATTATATAGAAGCTATTACTAAGAAAAGAGGTACATGGATGAAGAATGCTGATGGTTCTAAATTCAAAGGAACTCCTGAACAATTTGTACAACAGAAAAGTAAAAACTTTAATTTGGCTTTTTCAAAAGTACTAAGAGAAGATGGTAAGGTTATTCCTGTAATTCATCAGTCTAAAAAGAAGTTTGATTTTTTTGATGAATCTAAAAATTTATCTGGAACAGGAGCGAACAGGTATGGAGAAGGAGTATATGCTATACCTGAACCTTTTTTTGATAAAAGAATTGCTCATTCATTTGACGATATGATGGATGAGACTACTCCCAGAGATATATTTACTATGTGGGGGAATAATAAATATAGTTTATATGCAAATGAGGTTCCAGGTATGAATAAAGTAACATATAAAAATAGAATTCCAGTAACTAAGGACACTAAATATGAAGATATATATGCAGTTGTATCTCCTTATGATAATAGACTTAAATCAACCATAGGCAATAGAGGAACCTTTGATATGAGTGATCCTAATATAGACCATGCTAAAGGAGGACCTATAAGGAAACAAGAACAAAAAGGATTAAGCAGCAGAGATATTAATAGACTTAACTATTATTTTAATCTTCTAAATAAATAAGTATATTTACATTCCGCTATAAGAAACGAAATAAAAGAGCATTAGCATAACAAGAAATATTACGAAACTAAAATAGATTTTATTATATTTGTAAATAGAGAAATTATGAGTGAGACAAATGAACAACCAACAGAAGATCAAAAACCCTTAGATGCTATATGGGATATTGATGAAGTAAGCTTTGATGAATCTTTCGGTTTAACTACAGGAGATGCTGATCCTATACTAGGGAATTTAAAAATAGAAGAACCTATAGTAGAAAAGAAAGAAGAAGCTGAAGAAGTAAAAGCTGATACAGAGGTAGATATAGAGACCCTTGTTGAAGCAAAAGAAGAACCAAAAAAAGAGACTCCAGAAGTAGAGTTTAACGAAGAAGCTATTGGAGAACAAGTAAAGGAAGAAGAAACTGAAGAAGGTGATCCTCTTACTCTTTTCGCAGAAGAATTGGCCAAACAAGATATCATTGAAATAGATGATGACTTTGAGCCTACAGAAAAAGGACTTCTAAGTGCCGTGAATGGTACAGTTGAAAAAAGAGTACAAGATGAGATAGATTATTTTCAAAAATCTCTTCCTGAAGATGGTAAAGCACTGTTAAGACACTTGATGGATGGAGGACAAGTTAATACTTTTCTCGAAACATTTTCAACTCCTGACATTTCCCAAATGGAAGTTAGAGGAGAAAACGGAACAAATCAGAAATATGTTTTAAAGGAATTCATGAGACTTCGTGGAGATTCCCAAGAAGATATAACTGAAGCTCTTGATATGTATGAAGACAATGGGGTTCTTGAAAGACAAGCAAATAAAGCTAAAGACAGATTATTGAAATACTATAATCAACAGAAAGACCAACTTGAATTGAGAAGAAATCAAGAAAAAGAAGCTAAAGAGATACAAAGAAGAGAAGTAATAGAGAATATCTCTTCTAAAATAAATGACTCTGAAGCAGTAAAAGGATTTCCTATTACTACAAAAAATAAAAAACAACTGGTAGATTATATGACAGTGCCGAATGTTAAAGTAGATAATGAAGACGGAACGCACCAATATGTAACTCAGTTTCAAGCAGACGAAATGCATTCATCACAAGATATAGATGATTTTATTTTGAAAGCTTACCTTCGAATGACTAATTATGATCTTGAAGGATTAAAAAAGAAAGCTGTAAGTAATTTTAGCAAGAAGTTCAAGAAGAGTCTTCAAAGCAAAAAAGAACTAACAGATACTCCAGGATTATTTGGAGGTGATAAAAGACCAAATATGGCAACTGGTAAAGGAGCTGAGTGGTCAATATGATAGATTAATTATTTAATAACTTAAAATTTAATAAAATGAGCCGAGCAAGAAATTCATTAACAGTATTAACAAGGCCTTGGCATGCGAACTTCACCGAAGTAAATCACTTAGGTGCTGCGTTTCTAGCCGAGCCTCATAAATTTGATCAAGTGTTAACTAGAGTTTTTACAGCTTCTAGGTTGTCTGATAATCCAATTATTGCGATGACCAAAGGAGCAGGTAGAACTTCAGAAATAGAATCATTTGATTGGGAATGGGAATTGATGGGAGCATCATCTCGTCCTTTGATTAGTTTAGGAGACGCCACTGGTGGTATCACACATCCTGGACTAGGATTAATTGACTTTAATCTAAAATTGGACGAAGATTGGTTTAAACCTGGTGATGTTATCGTAGGTGATGTCGGAAAAGACTTCAAATTACGTGTACAACAATCTCCAGTAGCTGACGGAGACGGATATATATATGTAGTACGTTTGTTAACAGATGATACTACTCTATCTTTTCCAGCAGCAGGACTAGCACCTGGTAAACCATTCAGTAAATTATTCTCAGTATACGAAGAAGGCGGTGACCAATCAGGTTCCACTACTTACGCAATGCCTATGAAACTACGTTCTCAACTTTCTACTCTTAGAAAAGAGTATTCAGTTACAGGAGACGCAGCTAACCAAGCATTAGTAGTAGCACTTATGGATGCTGATGGTAAAACCTATAAAGATTTCAAATGGGTTAAATATGCTGAAGCAGAATACTGGATCCAATGGTATAAAGAGATTGAAAGAAGTTTATGGTATAACACCAGAGCAAATACAGTACGTGGAGCAAACGGTAGAGCTGCAAGAACTGGTCCTGGTATCCAAGATCTTCTAAGAGATTCTCACAGACATGTATATAATACATTAACTGAAAAGTTGATTCGTGAGTTCTTACTTGACATCTTCTTTGGAAGAGTTGAAATGTCAAACAGGAACATTGTAGCTTACACTGGTGAATATGGAATGTTAGCATTCCACCAAGCCATGGTAAATGCATCTTCTCCTTTCTTGACAGTTGACACTAACTTCATTAAAGGTGCTGGAACAGGAGTTTCAGGAAATAATCTTCAATTCGGTGGTCAGTTTGTTAAGTATGTGGGACCTAATGGAATCACACTTACTCTTCGTCACAATCCAATTTATGACGATAGGGAAATTAATCATCAAATGGATCCTAATTTACAAGTTCCAGTTGAATCTATGAGGTTTACCTTCTTAGACTTCGGCGGTAGAGGAGCAGGAGACAGCAACATCAAATATGTCCACAAAAAATCTGGATATAAATTGGGTTATGTTTCAGGTCTTCAAACACCTTATGGTGCTAACAAAGGAGGATTAATGAGTAATTCCAAAGATAGTTATACAATGATAGTTCATGATCAGTGCGGAGTCCAAATTGATGATGTAACTCGTTGTGGAGAACTTATTTTAGGAACAGACTAATTATTAACCGTATAAAAATAATAGTATGAAAAAGACTAAGCATTTAGTATACGTAAAACCAATACTTAAGGAAAGATGGCATAACTTACATCTTCAAGGAAGAACAAAGTTTGCTGATACTTATGATACAATTCAACCTGTCTATAGCAGTAAGCTAGGTCACCTAGCTACTGGCTTAGACGAGGAGGATGCGAAGAGGTTAGGAGCAATTTTAGGTGCAAACCTTCAACCTTCGAACAGTAACGAATATTGGACGCATTTCAAAGTCAAAATGCATGATAAAACCATGGTATTTGATATTAATAATGCTCTCGATGAAGTTAGGATCAGCGTACTTAGAGCTTGCAAATATGTAGCAAACTCTCAAAAAGAACTTGAAGAAGGACATTGGCCTGAAGCTAAGTACCTTATATTTGATGAGCAACAGGAAATTGAATCTGAAGCTAAGAAAGTTGAGATAAAAGCTAAAGCAGTCATTGAGTTTAATAAGTTATCACCTGGAAAAAGGATGGATCTTTTAAAAATATTTGGAAAAGTAGGAGACAACAATACAGCTGACTTCACTTATACCAAATTATATGATATTTTAGAAGACGATCCTCAAGCATTCCTAAAAACAGTTTCAATGAAGAATGACGAGATCGCAATTAGATCTTTACTTTTCGATCTGGAACGAACAGGAATATTCCGAAGGAGACAAGCTGCTTATTTATATAATGACAGCCAAATTGGTTTTGATTACGAGGATACAGTACAGAATTTAAAGAATCCGAAGAATCAAGAATTATTAATTAAGTTAAAGAGTGACTTAGAAAGTAGAACTTATGACGGTGCAAGAAATGCATTACGAACTGAAGCTAAAGCTAAATAAAATTGACACCCAGGACTACAGTAATTTGTTGGTCCCAGAAGTCGATTGGTATTTAAATGAAGCTCAGACAGTATTCATCAAGCAACGTTATGGTGTTACGAATATAAAACGAGAAGGATTTGAAGAAACACAGAAAAGGATTGATGATCTCAAGACTTTGGTTGTTAAAGAAGATCCAGCAACTCCAACTGCTACGACAATACCTACCACGGTAGTATCTACAACTTCGGATGTAGGTACTTATCGGGCAGATTTGTCGGCATTGGCATATGACTACATGTTTTTGGTAAGAATTACTTGCCAAGGCACAAAGACATCATGCCAAAGTGGGACGAAAAAACTATGGGGAATACAAGTACAGCACGATGATCTCGATACTGTACTGTATGATCCATTTTATAAACCGTCCTTCGAGTGGGAAGAGGTACCGTTGGTATTTGGAGATAATCCAGATGACCCAACGTCAGATAGACAGGGAGCTATCTATCTGTATTCAGATGGGACTTTCTCAGTAGACAGCGTTTTCGTTGAGTATCTGAGACATCCTCTAAGAATATCTTATGCTGACGGAGTAGTTAACAGTTTAGGAGTGCCTATTGGATATAACTATGCTGATGGTACACCAGCTGCAGCAGTTCAAAATTGTGAATTGCCTCAGCATACGCATAAGGAAGTAGTAGATTTAGCTGTTGCTATAGTTTCGGGAGACATTGATCACCCGATGTATCAGCTAAAAGCTATAAAAACGAGTATGAATGAATAATATATTATTAACAACTAAAATTTAAAAAAATGGAAAGTCGAGTATTTACAGTAACCCCACTTAATGATAATACTGCAGGTAATGCTGTTATTATTGCAGGTGGAAACTTCGGAGACCCAACAACCCTAACTACAATTGGAGCAGTTCCAGCTATAGTAGGTGATATTGGAGTTTTTGATGAAGATGGTTCACCTATAACAGCAGCAGCAACGTTTTCAACAAACCCAAGAATATTTGTTGGAGTATTAGCAGCTGATCCTACAGGAGCAATAAAAGGTATTAGAACACAAATCCTTGATGGTAAATGTATGGGAAGAACTAATAATGTTCCTACACAAGCACAAACATCTAAAACAACTATTATTGCAGGTTGGGCAGCTGAGTGTGAAACAGAATATTGTTTAAAGATCAGATATGAGTCTCCTAGAGTTTATCAAACTTATGGATATCAAAGTCTTCTTAAAACCTATAATTTTGTATCATCTTGTTGTGGACCATCTTGTGAATGTCCTGACGGTGACTTTGATGAAGTTGGCCAAGGAATCACTGATGCGATCAATGAAGATCCAGATCAATTAGTAACTGCAGTTTATCAAGCTGAAAGTGCAGCTGGAGTTGGTGATGGTTATATCACACTAACAGGCACATTTGAAAACGAAGGAGTTCAGGGATTGAATCCAACATATGTTGAAAACAATTCACCTCTTCAGTTTTATGTAGGATTAGATTGTGGTTTTGATTGTAATGGAGTAGTTTTCACTCCAGATTCAGACATCACTACTGCTTTAGCCTTATTGATTCTTGCGAATCCAGTACCTGCTGTATTACCTGCAGTTGATTATACATTCGGTGAAGGTTTAGGACCAGATGTGATTGCAAAAGAGTTGTATGCTGACGGATGGCAAACAAGTCCTTATAGAATTCCATTTCCTTTGGATCAAAAGACTTTAGGAAATAATTTCTATGCTCTTGCAGCCAATGTGTATGATCAACTTACAATTGAGTATAAAGATTGTCACGCTTCAGCGATAACTGCAACAGATGTAGCATCACCGAAGAAAGCAATTATACCTTACGAAGCTGGCGGTGGCGCAGCAGCAGCAGTTGGAGCAACAGCCCCATATGCAGCAACTACAATAGTAGGGATATTAAATGCGTGGTTAGCAACGACTCCAACAGGTCAAGCAATTGCATAAAAATTTCGTATATTGAGGCAGGGGTTAAAAACTCTTGCTTACAATGTATGGATTTTATGGGAATGTTTTGGAGTAGACATATATATTAGTGAAATAGTAGGGCTTACGATTTCTCTCTCTAAAAGGGTTCCCTTTATGCAAAGTAAAGTGGAACCCTTTTTTAATATAAATAAAGAAAAAAATGGCGTGTTATACATTAACAACTTGTGGAGGAGTCAATCCATATTATAGTTTTGAATCTACAGATCCTCTTTTGGCAGCAGAAGTAGGTAATACTCTAAGATTATCAAATATTACCCCTGATTCAGGAATTGGTCCGAATATGCCAGACCAAATGTGCTGGTATGTTGAAGAAAAAGGAACGTGCTCGACTACGTATTCTTTGACCATTGATGGATCTTCACTATTATGCTCTTCCTGTGGACCAAGAAATTGGCTTGAACTAACTCCTTGTGGAGGAATAGGAACTACAATTGTTGGTTTTATAGGAGCCTCAATACCTGCTGTAAGTGATATTATCATAATGAATAGTCTTATTACAACTCCAGGTTGTACAACAGAAGCAGACAAATGTTATGAAGTAACCGCAATAAGTGTTTCACCCGCAGTTCCTACATGTTGGACAGAAGATTGGCAAGTAGTAGATGCTAGCTGTATAGTATGTCTGGCTTGTGTTGATTTTAGTATAACAGCAGAACTAGATATTAAAGAAGGATGCAAAGATGTCTTTTTAAAACTAACAGCTGAAGGTTGGGATCCCTCAGTAGTGGTTACTTCAGGACTATTCTTGACAGTAGACGGAGTTAAATATGATATAAGTGCTTATGTAGGCGACATATTTACAACAGGAGTAACTCTTACATTTGATGAACAATTTACTGACGGAATACATTGTTGGGAAATAGAAGTAATTAATGATGATTACTGTGACTACAAAACAGACTTTTGTGAACTTAGCCTATGTCAGGCTTGTTGTAAATTAAAAGCATTGGCTGCCAAACTTTTAAAGGAATGTGATGAGTGTAATGAAGAATTTAAAGAAAAATTCCTCGAAGCTTACGCAATATATAAAGCTCTTCAACTCGCAGGTATATGTGGAAATGAAGATGCTATTACTAAAGGACTTAAAACATTGAACGCATTACTTGATGAATTAGGCTGTAAAGATTGTAAAAACTGCTAAAATGGCTACAAAAATAACAGGAGTACTTACAGGAGATAAGAATGATGCTTGTAATACATGTTCTTGTGGGAATTTAATATTACCAACAGGACCAGAAGGCCCAGAAGGAGGAACAGGACCAACAGGACCTACTGGTCCTCAAGGTATTGAAGGACCAGAAGGCCCAGAAGGCCCAGAAGGACCCGAGGGTCCAGAGGGACCCGAAGGACCTGAAGGACCTCCAGGACCAGTGCCAGGAGGTAATGATGTAGGAGATAGATTAAAATGGAATGGACTTGCATGGACTCCCATAGCGGGTAACATAGAAGAACTTGAAAATGTAGATTCAGGAGGAGCAATTAACGGACAAGTATTAGTATGGGATGGAGTTAATTGGGTTCCTGAGACTTTATACTTAGGAAACCACACACCAACTCCTTCATCTTTAGCTGATGTAGATGTAGCAGGTCTAGTTGATGATGATATGCTTGTATATGATGCAGGTGTATCTCAATGGAAACCAGGAGTTCCTGCTATGATTCAACCTGTAGTAATATATGCTATAACCCTACAAGAAGTAAAAGATGCCTTTGATTACTTTAATAATGTAGGTGGAATAAATCCTAATGGTGCACAAGCAGGTATAGTAAAACTAGGAGCTTCAATAGATTTAGATGCAGATTTAGATCTAAACTTTGGTGAAGGAATAGAAATATATGGGGGAGGAAATCGCTTTAAGCTGTATAATGGAGTAACTCGATATAGATTAATAATAGGTGCAGGTTCTAAAAGAGCCACATTTGTTAACTGTCTTTTTACTGGAACTAGAGAATTTGGTACAGCAAATGAAGATTCACAAGTAGCAATTGAAATAAATTCTATTATTTGTTCCAGACTACTACTTATGGATTGTGAATTTGTAGGGATAGTAGGAGAAGAATTACATGATTATTATGAAGCAGAAGGAACTACTGGTGTAAATTTAGGAGCTCCTATACAAGTAACAAGTATGTATGCTTGGTCAAGAATTGTACTTTCTAATATATGGATTCTCACAAAATCAGACATCGCAGCGAAAGACTATGCTCCTCTTGGAATATTTTACAAAACAGGAGCACAAACTGGGCAGTGTGGTTTACAAATAATATGTAATAATTGGGCAGTAACTGGAGTAACAAATGAAAATGAAGCACCAACTCCTCTTCATTGGACTGATTACAAAAAAGCAATGAGGATAAATGTAAATGGAACTCATCCATCTTTTGGTACTGTAGGATATGCAGCTATATCTTATGATGGGTCACTAACTATAAACCAAACAGGTCCTAATACTACAGTTTTAGGTGATTGGAATCCTTATCCAACTATGTATGGACCAGTAAGTACAGTAGCGGCAATTGATCCTAGAGTTACAGATCACTTTGGTAATCCTGGTGATATAATGACAGATGGATCAGGAAGTGTTTATGTAAAAATTAAAACTATTGGTATAAATAACGACTGGTGTTTGATGACTTGTGATTCATCACCACCATAAAAATGAATAAAGAATGGCAGATATAATAGGAGTATTAACAGGAGACACAAATGATGCATGTAACACTTGTTCATGTGGCGATATAGTCTTACCTACTAGTCTACCTGGACCACTTGGACTAACGGGGCCAACTGGACCCAAAGGGGATACGGGAGCAGATGGTCCTATAGGTCCAATAGGACCGACTGGTCCTGCTGGAGCTGATGGAATATCGATTAACTGGAGAGGAGACTCTGCAACTGATCCTGGAAGTCCTGTAGAAAATGATGCATATTATAATACAACTACTAATACAGTTTATATATATGATGGAGCTGCTTGGGTAATAATGCTACAAGCAATGCCAAGTAGTTCAAGCTATAGTCTAGCTTATGCAAATAAAGCTCATGGAATAGGATATATTCAAATGTATTCAGGATCAGCTAATAACTTTTATAAATCTACAGATCCTGAAGTAGTAGCAGATCCTACTTTACTAGGAAAAGGAATACCAGGAACAGACGTAGAAGGATGGTGCTTATGTATGAATAGTATTGGTTCAACTACAGACAGAAACGGAGCTCCTTTAGTAGTACCTGCAATAGAATCAAAATTCATAGCAGTTTACTCTTCTCCAGATAGTCTCAATAATCCAGACTATAATGCTATTGGAGATACAGGAGGTGCCACAACTGTAGCATTATCTACAGCAGAAGTAGGAGCACATACACATACTGCAAGTCTTAGTTTAGATGCAGCAGGAGCTACAGTAGATCTAAGTGCTGCTCAAACTGCTAGAGATGGAATGCACAAACATGGAGTACAAGGAACTAATGCAGGATCAGGTTATTATGAAGGATTTAATGTTATTAGTGGAGGTTTAGCTGGCCCACTTGATTATGGTACCAATCCTCATAATCCAGGAGGTACAAGTGATCAGCCTGATAAAATAATTTATACTTATGAAGAAGGCTCCCAAATACAATATCCTCCTACAGTAGATCCACCCGAAGGAGCTCCTGTAGTTCATCTTCCAGGTCACTCACATACATTAACAGGAACAGCAGCTGTAGATTTAACTGGTGCTTCAGGAACAGTTACAATTGATAGTACACCAGCTTCTGTTGGACACGAAAATAGACCAGAATATTTTACACTAGCATTTATGATAAAATTATGATACTTACACAAACATATCTAACAAATGCTCAAGGTTACTTCGGGTGCCAATTGGCTAAACTTATGGAGTATTATTCTGATAGAGCTTCTATTGGTAATGCTTGTGAAGATGAGATCAAAGATGACCTTATTCTAGCAGCTGTATTAGTAGATATACTTTGTGGAATAAACTTAAATGATAAATGCATAACTCACGAAGAGACATGCTTAATAATTGATAAACTATATGAACTTTTAAAAGATTGCTGCTAATGCCTACAAAAAAGACAAATCATGACAAAATAATGGATAAATTACTAGATATCCAGTCAAGTCTTCCTTTAATGAAGGATAAAATAGAAAGACTTGAAGATTCACATGCTGCTACCGAAGCAATGATTCAAGAGATCCATACTAAGATACATGATGCAGATACAGGTATTGCAGGTGATATAAGAGAAATAAAGGTTTGGCAATCAAAGATAAACAAAGCCCTAACAGCTGTAGGAGGAGTTATAACAGCTGTAGTAGGATGGGCTATCAAATGTATAATTAAAGGAGAATAACATGACAAGTATAAAAACATTTTTTAACAGCATACTCAGTGATGTAGATGGACAACAATCAAGTAAAAGGTTTATTACATTAATGGCCTTTTCATTATTAGCAATAGCTTTTTTAGCAAATATCTTTTTTGAAATCCCTCTTCAGGAATTTGTTTTTAATGGAATGATGTACTTAGTATGTGTTGGGTTAGGAGTAACTGCAGCAGAAAAGTTCACAAGCAATGGTAAGAAAGACGCTTAAAAACAGTTTTATATTAATAAGTATAGCATGTTTTTTAGTATCTTGTATCCATAGCACTAAATTAGAAAGAGCAGAACGAAAGATATTTAAGCTTACACAAAAGTATCCTCAGCTCTTAAAAAAAGACACAGTAGTATATAGAGATACTCTCTTAAGTACTGAAGTAAAAACAGATACTTCCTTTATAGATAAGGAGTTAACTGATACTATAACAATAACTAAAGATAGACTAACGATCAAGTACTATAAAAAAGATAGCCTTATATATATTGAGGGAAAGTGCGAAGAAGATACTATCTTTATAGAAAAAAATATAATAATAGACAAGATAGTGATCAGAGATATGAGTACTATTATGATTATTAAAAGACTAGCACGAAGATTTTGGGGATGGTTGACATTCTTCCTTGCCCTATTTATAATAATAGCATTGAGAAAGCAAATTAAAACATTTATACCATGGATTTAGCTAGTAAAATAGGGCTACAAGATCCTTTTTATCCTAAAAGTGCAATAGTTACTGCATTTGAGGAAATAGAACAACGTATCTGTTGTATAGAAGAAAACTGCTGTGATGAAGAAACAGGAGGAGGAATACTCTCAACAAACCTTTCTACACCTGATTTAACTCAAATATGGAGCAAAACTGTAACAACACAACCTGTAGGATCAAATAATATTATTATAGGAAATGATAGTTTACAAGGAGTAACAGGAGTAGGCAATGTTGTATTAGGAAGTAATGCAATGGATATTGCAGCTAATCCTGCTTCTATCACAAACGCTTATAATACTCTTATCGGACAAGATACAGGAAGAACACTTGAAGGAGAGCAAAATACATTTGTAGGATGGGGAGTAGGCGAAGGAACAACTGCCAGTGCTATGGATAAAAATATAGCTATGGGAATAAATGCGTTACATAGAGCAGGAACTGTAGCAAGAACAATTAGCAATAATATTGCCATAGGTGTATCAGCTATGGAAAACTTAGGAAATATTATTGTATCTCCTAGTTACCCAACTGATTTTAATATTGCAATAGGTACTGAAGTAATGAAAGGATTAGATTTAGGCGGCGAACATAATATAGCAATAGGCAATGAAATACTTCAAACAGGAGGTACTCTACTAGAAGGAAATCCTGCCATATTAATAGGAAAAGATATATTAAGTTCAGGAGGATCTGTTGGACTTCAAGGAGGTTTAATTGCAATGGGATCAAGTTGTGTACCTGATTTATTAAATGTTAGTGGAACAGGTGCTATAATAATGGGAGATAAAGCTTTACAAGCAGCCACTGCTGTAAATGATACAATTGCTATTGGAAGTAATATCAATAGAGGAGTTGTTACTCAATCTGGTGAAAATGTACTAATAGGACATGAAGTCTTAACTCAAGCAACAGGAGGACAGGCAGGAGAACGTTCTGTTATGGTAGGACATCATGTAGGAAGTGGAGGAAATTTAGGCCCAGTTGCTTTTCAAGCTTCTGTAATGATTGGTTTTAATGTAGCAAACAATAATACAGCTGCCACAACAGGAGTTACAGATTCTGTTCTTATAGGAGCATCTATTGATTCTCCTACAACAGGAACTACTGGAGTAGCAGGAGAAAGCTATTACACAAGTATTAATGATTCTTTCAGAGCAAGAGGTAAAGCGGGTCCAGGCGGACCAACACCAGCAGATGAGGCCCAAACTTATCAAAAAGTACCGCAATCTGAACCTGCAGATATTGATTTTCAACCTGGCGATTTAACTTTTTATGCAACAGGAACAGACCCAACTTTTACATTAATAGCAAAATATAAAGACCCTATAAGCGGAAATACTCGTCAGGGTACAGTAGGAACATTAACTTAATTATAAATAAACAAAAACAAAAAAAATGAAAAAGAAAATTGAATTCACACAAGACGAAGCAATCAATCTTTTAGCATTATTGAACATTTCTTTAAAGACTGAAGGTATGAATATCGCTAAAACAGTAGTATACTTTCAAGATAAATTTGAACAAGCTTTTACTGTTCCAGGACCTAATGGGCCCAAAGGAGAACCAGGTGAAGCAGGTGTACGAGTTAAAGAAAATGGTATAAAAAAAGTAAAAGAACTAGCTAAAGCATAAGATCATGGGATGGACAAACAACCCTAAAACAAATGTACAGAGAGTAGAGTCATGGAGTTCTAAACAAACTCTATACAATAAGCTGAATAGAATATATAGACGCTTATGTTGTTTAACTCCAGCACTTTTGGTTGAACAAGGATTTGTAAATATAAAAATACCTAAACTAGACATAGACACTTTAAATACTTCACCAGTAGAACTGGTACCAAATCCAGGAGGTGGGAGAATAATAATGCCACAAAAAGCTATTGTAACTTGTACTGTACCAACAGCAGGATATGCACCAAATCCAGCATTTGATGACTTAGCATTTCAATTGGGAGGAGCTTCAGTAGATACTCCTTATTATGCATGGAGAAACTTTATATCTGCAAGTATAACTAGAACTATTTCTAGTACTTCACAATCATCTCCTTTTCTAGGAAATGCTAATCAAGTAGCTGATGATTGTAATTTAGAAGCACTCATAGTTGGAGGAGATCCAACTCCAGGAGGTGCAACAGATTTAACCTTAGATATATATCTATGGTATGAAATATTAGAATGGCCAGTATAAAAAGACAAAATATTAATTATTAACTAAAATTGAATAAAAATGAGTGTATTAGATAAAAGAGTAAAATCAGGTGAGTCACCTAAGTTTTACAAAAGCGGAATCGCTAGTCTGGAAAAAAGAATTGCTCAATTAGAGCATCAGGTTTTCTGCTGTTGTGAAGCTTTACAAGCCCAAGCATGGGATTGGGAAAATTCAGCATATTCAGGCGGAGACAAAGACCAAGGAGGTCCTGGTGAAGGATGTTGTGGACAAACAGTTTATAACACGAGTACAACAGATGAAGCTCCAGGATTATATTATTACGATTGTGATGATAGTGAATGGAAAGGTCCTTTAGAAATTGTTACTCCCGTATAACTAATTTACTATGGAAAAATGTGAACATGGAAATAATCCTTTTCACTGTTGGCCATGTAAGATATATCGAGACGCAGAACAATTTGGAGATCCCTGGTCAGGTGAAGTAAGTACGGAGAAGAAAAAGAAAAGTCCTACCCGTATTGACATGCTTGACTATGATCAGGAATGTGCTGATTGTGATGAAGAGTTCGATAAAGAAGTAATGGCAGAATATGTGAAAAGAAGCTTTACAACTCAAGTAGGAGACGATGATGACGGTCAATGATCTTATTTCAAGAGTACGTTCTTTATATAATAAAGGACCCGCTAGTAATGACTCAAGACTTTCAACACGACATATCTATTCTAAGTTAAAGTCTTCTCGAAATCTACTTCTTAGAAGAGAAGCAGATAAGAAGAGAAGAATGTCCGATTGGAACATACAAACTATAGAATGTATGAAACTTGCACTTGTGCCTCCCAATGAGTGCCCATGTGTAGTTCCACAAGGTTGTAAGATGCTAAAATCACTTTGTAAAATACCAAAACCTCTTCAAACAGTATTTGGATCTGCTATTTCATCAATAACCACAGTGGATGGATCAACATTATTTGGAAAGACTAATTGGATAAGAAAACGTTATAAAAGTGGTGATAAGTATACATCTGAAGTAGCTGACTATTTCATTAGAGATGAGTATTTATGGATAACTCATAATAAGCTCCTAGAATGGGTAACTATTTCAGGAATATTTGAAGATCCTGTTGATGTTGAACTTTTACCCTATAATGCAACATGTAGTTGTGCTTGTAAAGAAACAGATTGCTGTCCTTATCCACCAGATCTTGAATTTCCGATAGATAGTAACTTAGTGGATGCAATAGTACAAATGTCTGCTCAAGAACTTGTTCAGTTATTTAAAGCTATTCCTGAAGATACTACTAACAATGCTTCAGATAAAGTACTAGCTTCTCCACAACCACAAAGACAGCCACAATGAGAAAAAATAGAAAGTCATATACATTAGTTGATTCTTATAAAGAGTATAGAAAAGAATATCCTGAAAATTCAGGATTTGCTTTATCTAAACTTGATTATAGGAATATATGTATATCTTTCAACCAGAAATTAAGTGATAGTATCATTGAAAAAGCTGATGAGTTTAATGTTCCAGGAAGATTAGGATTAATTAAAATAAAGAAATTTCCTACTCGTAATAACTCAATGAGAGTAGATTGGGAGCAAACGAAGAAGCATAATAAGAAGATATACCATCTTAATATGCATACAGACGGATATTATTATAAATGGTATTGGTCTAAAGCAAATGCTATCTTTAAAAACAAATCAGTATATTCTTTTAAACCTAATAGGACAAATAAAAGAATATTAGCAAAACTATTAAAAGAAGACAAAGTTGAATTTTTTGAATAATGGCAAGTACACAACTTATAAGTTTAGGTAGAGTATTCTCAGGTCTTTATAGAGATCTTAAGCCAGCTATGGAACTTAGTGAAGCTGATCTTATAGAATGGGCAGCTGAAGCTTTAGAATTTATAGGCGCTTATCCACAATATGAAGAAGCTGTGGAAAACCTTGTAGTAGAACAACACAAAGTGTTGATACCTTGTGGATTACATAAGATTCTCCAGATAGGACTAAAGATAAGTGAGGGAGCACCTAAAGGCTGTCCTATATATGTTGATAAGTTTGGAAATCCTCCTGATTGTGCAGAACATCCTGATGATCCATGTGAATGTCCTCCAGCTGTACCTTGTGATGAATCAGGTCTCGTTTTTGCAGATGGAGCTTGTACCGACAAGAGCACTATAGCATTAGCAGAACTTTGGACAGAATATTATGGAAATCCTTTTTTAACAACACCTGCATATCATAATGAATGGGTTCCAATAAGACTAGCAACAGGAAGTTTCAGAGATGCTGATATGCATTGTGACGGCTGTGCTAATTTAAAATCAGCCTCTAAATTAACATATAAAATAGATCATCCTTATCTCAAAACTAACTTTAAAGAAGGACATATCTGTATAGCATTTATAAGACAGCCTTTAGATGATAATGGATGGCCAATGATACCAGATACAGTGCACTATGTAGAGGCAATAAAAAAATATCTTGTATATAAAATAAAATATTCTGAATTTCTTCAAGGAGCTCTAAATCCCAACATCTATGCTAAATTAGAACAAGATTGGCATTGGTACTGTAGACAAGCACGAAATACAATGCTTATGCCAAGTACAATAGATGAGATGGAAAATCTGAAAGATTCATGGAAAAGACTTATTCCCCAAGAAAAAAGATACTATGGATTCTTTGGAAACCTATCTAGTCCTGAGCATCTTTCTTTCTATCAAACAAGACGTAGAGTAAGATGGTAGAAAAGAAAAAAACAGGAGATGGTTTACACCAAGTTGAGATATCACAACCTCAACAAGGTCTTCATACAGATACTAGTGCGCATGCACAACCACCTGGAACATATCGTTTTGCACTAAACGCAGTCAATGAATCCAAAGATGGTAACCTAGGATTTATTATTAATGAATTAGGTAATAAAGAGTGTATAGAAGTTCTTGAAAATTATACTGTTATAGGAAGCATCTATATCTCAGATGATGAAATAATAGTATTCCTAGCACCGATCAATGCCGCAGGTCTCGCTGCTACAGGAATAATAGGAAAAATAACTAATGGATGTGATTATGAAGATATTCTAAGATCCGACTGTCTGGAATTTAATGCAGGACACCCTATTGAAGCTACACATAGAATAAGAAATGGATGTGAACATGTTCTTTACTTTACTGATAACTTTAATCCAATAAGAGAGATAAACATAAGTAGTCTAGACCAATATCTTATACCTGGACAATCTTATAGTAGTTCTGCTACTAATATATGGGATTGTGTTCAATTTAAACTAATTCCTGACTATCAAGTACCTGTAGTTGACTTTATACAAATACACGATACTGGAGGATTTGACATGTCTTTAGGAATGTATCAATTAGCACTAAGATATTTAGATGTCGATTTAAATCCTACTAATTGGTGTGCTATTTCTAATCCAATTCCTATTACAGCTGATACATATGGGCCAATAGGAATTCCTGAACGAGCTACAAAAATAAGTGGGGGATATAATGAAGATCACCAACTAACTACAAAATCTATAGAGTATACTATAAATAATCTTGATCAAAGTTTTGAATATCTTGATATTGCTATGATCAGAACAGTAAGTGGAAATGGAGAAGTTTCTGACGCATATATTATGGATTCTCTTCCAATAGAAGGAGTTTCAATAGAATATACCCTCAGAGGAAAAATAAGTAGTTCTATTCCAGTAGATCTTAATGATCTGGTTATTCCAAGAGTACCTTATGATACAGCTAAAACTATAGAGCAAATAGACCAAAGACTTGTTCTGGGAAATCTTACTTCTCCTTACATTGATCATGAAGAACTTCAAAGAGCTGCAAGTAATATAGGTGTAACTTATCATACAAGTGCTCAAAAAGGAGATGAAGCTCATAGTACATTTAAAGATTGTTCAGCGCCGAGCGGAGAGAACTACTTTTCCAAAAGAACCTATATGCGTGATGAAGTATATGCGCTAGGTATAATATGGATCTTAAAAGATGGAACAGAATCTCCTGTATACCATATACCAGGAAGAGCTAAAGACAAAAAAGCAAGAGTTGCTAATGGATTAGCTTTAGATGATATGCCAACAGATGGTGATCCAAATAGTCCTGCTGCTACAAACTATGAAGTAGGAATGACCTTTTCAAGTCCTGCTTTATCCCGATACACAGAAACACATAGAGGTATACTACCTACAACTCCTGCAGTAAATGGTTGGGATTCCTTTGGGTATACAACAGATTTTGATAGTCCTTGTGATGGAACAACAGGCTATAATGGATTACACCTAGAAGATACAGCTCCTGAAAGATGGCAAATATACAATACAGCTTTAAGAGAAGATTTTTCCTATAATTCAGGAACCCAAGATCTATCCACTAAAGGACAAATGGGATATTGGGAAGCTAAAGACTATGAATATCCTCCCACAATAGGATGTGACGGTAAACCTATTTATCCTTATACAGGAACAGGAGGAGAAGGTGATCCATTTATAATGGACAAAGTCAGACATCATAGAATGCCTGATACTACCTTAGAACCCCACTTCTACTCTCCTGATTTCAGATATCCTATAAGTGACAACGATGATGGAGGTCCTGCTCCAGGAGTTCCTTGTGTAGAATCTCTTAGTAATGCAGGTGCTGCAGTTGGTAATGGAACCCAACTTATATCACATGTTGGCATCAATGTAGAGAATATAGTATGTCCTGCATCTATGGAAGATTTAGTACAAGGCTTTAAAATAGTTAAAGCACATAGAACTGATGAAAATAAAACAGTAGTAGATAAAGGTTTAATGTATTGGAACTATCTTGCATTTTCATCTCCAGAAGATGAATTTAATAAAAATGGAGACTGTTTTAATTGTAGTGACTGTACCCAATTTGTGCAAACTCCTACTTATAACTATTATCAAGTTGAAAAGGAAGGAGAAAGTGCTACAAAACCAGTAGGAGATGGGAGTGATCCACAAGGATATGGAATTACACCTGTAGGTCCTAAAGGATGGGCCGCTCATCTAGAAACTTATCCAGCTATGGGTGGAGATGGATGTTATGATAAAACCTCATATATAGGATACGGAGCAGCAGCTGAAGCGGGAACTGATGAAGCTCCAGCGCCAGGGAGAGCTAATTGTTTTAAATGTGAAGGCAATGATCCTAATAACTGCATATGTAGACCAGGAATAGCAGTCACTTCTGATAGTGGTGGTTCTGGTCCCATAGGGAGTGGCGGATATAACTGTTGGCAATGTAATCAAGATTGTACAACTACAAGTGGAGGATATACAAATTATGGTTGCCGAAAAACAGGAAGTCCTTATGCTACAAGACAAAGTATCCTAATTGGATTAGGGGTTGCTCTGGCAAATTTTGAACCTTATGACAATTTTGGACACATGTCTTTTCATGGCTTCAAATCTAAGGTAGATGGAGCTAAAGATAAAAATCAATTATTTGATCATATTAAAATAGAAAAGATAATCTTTGCTACTGAACCTTTATATGGAACATATCCCGCATCTGAAGTAGTAAAAGAAGGCGATGATCCACCAGATGAAAGACATGCAGCTTATGAATCTACAGGAACTAGTTATAATCATTATGGAACCCCTCCTTTTAATATAGAACAATCAATATATCAAAGTCAGGTTTCAATGGACCCTGATCCCAGTGTAGTTCTTCCATATACTTATGGAGATATAAACTGGTTTTGGAGATTTACAAGTTTTCCTTTTTATAACTTTCCCGTATCAGATAGTGGAGGATTTGTTCCTGCAGATACTGGTGTAACTCAAGGACTTGGAAAATTTGATTTTAGAAATACACGACAACAAGAAACATATATATTTCAAGGAAAGACTAGATTTGTAGATGATGACACTATAGCTAATAGTAAAAAAAATATATGTGGAATTCCCTATGTATTTAATAATTGGTTTGGACTTGATCATCCTTCAGGAAATGGCTTTAAAAGAACACCCTGTGATTCTTCTGTACATAATACCGTTGATCGTGCTAATGAGAACAGAACAACAACTGCTTATTATGTGTCACTGAAAAGAACTAACCTAAATCAATATGGTCCTATAGATGATATTATTTATGTAGAAACAGATGCAGAAATATGGACAGGAAACTTTACAGAAGGAAATCAAAACTCTATAAAAATATTTGGAGGAGATTCATTTGTAGATCAATTTGTATTTAGAAAAACATTTTATGGAGGAGCATGTTCAATAGAAGGAGGAGGAACAGCTAATCATAAGCTTCACACATATAAAAGTGTAAGAGGAATACAACATTATGTAGAATGTGACTATAATCCTACATTAAGAGATGCTCCAGATGATGCAGCTGATAAAAGATATGCTCCATATGGACCAACTAGTTATGGAATTGAAAGGGGTCATGGATTTGGATCTCAAGGAGGAGACTATCAAGGAGCTTATTTAGGTTGTGAACCTTTTACAGGTCTTACTTTTGCTGGATCTTTAAGTAAAACTCCATTTAGAGCTGGATGTTTACCGCTTTGTACTAACTACTATAGTTATAATCCTGACTTTGGGGCACAGAATGTTTTAAAAAAATACTTTCCTTTAAGCCAAGCATATAAATATGTAGGAACATTTATAGCCCCATATACAAATTGTAATACATGTTATTTTAACTTTAGTACTAGAATAGCATATTCACAAAAATCATTTCAAGAAGAAAGGGCTGATCATTATAGAAGCTTTTTAGCTAATAATTATAAAGATATTCCTGGGGAATCAGGATCTATAACAAGACTCTTTACTCAAGGAAATAGACTTTATACAACTACAGAAGAAGCTTCTTGGATTCTTCAGACATCTCAACAAACTCTTAAAACTGATACTACCATTTTATATGTAGGAACAGGAGATTTCTTAAGTCTTCCTCCTCAAAAAATGGGAAATACACAAGTTGGATACGGCGGATCTGTATCACAATGGGCAAGTTTAAAAACTGAATTAGGAGTATTTGTAGTAGACGAAAGGGCCCAAAAAGTATTTCTTTTAGGTTCTGAAGGTTTAACTCCTATCTATAATATAGGAATGAGGAATTGGTTTGAAAATAATATGAGATATGAACTTTCAGCCCAATTAAAATCTTTAGGTTATGAAGGAGATTTCCCTTATGAAGATGCTCCAACTAGCTATGTTGGAATAGGTTATACAGCAGCTTATGATACTAGACATTCCAGATATATTCTCACGAAGAGAGATTATACTTTTACAGAAGCTGGAGCTATATTAGTTAAAAACTGGATAGAAGGTATAGGAGGAGCAGATCAAATACAACTAATAGACATTTATCCAACACTAAGATGGAGACATGTAACTGCTGCAGGATTAGCAACAGATCTTGGGTTACCAGAACTTAATCCTGTATGGTTTGAAGATAAGTCATGGACTATAAGTTATTCAGGCCTTAATAGCAAATGGGTGTCATTTCATTCATATAGACCTCTTATCTATATAATAGGAAAGAATCAATTCTACTCAATGTGGAAAAATGATACAGCTGAAAGCACTAAAATTTATAAACATAATGAAGCTCCTTATCATACTTTCTATGGCAATGAATTCCCACATGTAATAGAACTTGTTAATGTTAAGAATCCTCTACAAACAATGGTATATGACAATTATCATTTCTTAAGTGAGGCAACAGACTATGACGGTACAAAAAATCAAAGCTTTGATCTAAGAGAAGTAACATTTAATAAAGCACTTCTTTATAATGAGCATCAGTGTACCAATATGCTTAATCTAACTAATAAGAATAGAGACCAAATAACTATGCAACAAAACTCTGTTATTAATAGAGTAGGAGAGATTACTTTATCAAGAGATGAAAGAAGTTGGGCATTTGATGGTTTTCGTGACCTTTTACAGAATAGAACAATTCCAATCTTTTCAAAGAATCAATTAGATAAAAATTTAGATCCATTATTTGGAACAGTACTAGGAGGATACATAGACAAAGTTATAAATCCTCCAGCTTTTGTGGACCCTATAACAGGAAGTCCGTTATTAACACCACTTGAACAACAGAGATTCAGAGATAAATATTTGACAATCAGGCTCTTTTTCGGTAACTTCGGAGAAGAGGGTATAGATTTACAAAATTATAAACTTGTAACAAACTACATATACCCTACTACTACGATCAGCCCAAGATAAGTCTATATATATGTGCTATGGCAAAAAGGAAGAAAAAAATAACTAAAACTGGTCTAAATGAATCGCTTCTTTATCGAGCTATGATGAAGAAGAAATATCAACACTCTCAGAATGTAGGTAATCCGTGGGGAACAACAGGAAATCCTATAACACCACCTGAAACTTTAGATACTAGTGTATCAGGAGGAGGTGGATATTCAGTACCTTCTGGTATAGCTTATGATGCTGCAGGAGCTGTAGATACAGAAATGACTGCTCAAAATATTTCAAATTTAGAAGCTGGAGCTGCTGCTGAAGGAACAGGAGTAAATCCTTATGCTGCAGCAGGTAAAGCAGCAGAGCTAGTAGGAGAAGGAATTGTAAACGTATCACCAGAACAAGGAAAACGAGGAAAATTAAGTAAAGGAAATGTAGGAGGTAAAACTTTAGCTGGAGCGGGTAAAGGAGCTGCTACAGGAGCTGCTTTAGGAGCAGTAGTAGGAGGAGGAGTTTTTTCAGTACCTGCCGCAGGAATAGGAGCAGTTGGAGGAGCAATTGTAGGAGGATTAAGCAGTTTCTTTAAAGCCAAAAAAGAATCTAAGGAAGGAAATGTAGCATGGGCACAATCAAATATAGGAGGAGGACAGAACTTTCTAGCACAACAAGAGAATCAATTTGCACAAGAACAACAACAGAATCAACAAACAAGAGATGCTAATTCAAATCAAGGCGATGTTCTTACATACAATGCTTTTGCTGAAAATCCTTTTCCAGGTATGGATTCACCAACTCTTATGGGCCAAGAAGGTAAATATGAAAACAGTGGAAAAATATTAGCCCTATCTAACTACAAGTCAGAGATAATAAAAGCAAATCAAGATCTACGAAGCAAAATAAGAGGTTTTTCACAAAGCCTATCCTCTTCAGGAGGAGGAGGAATGGAAGTAAGTCGTACACCTATGGGAAATCCCTATGGAGCAAATATAGGAGGTGGAGCAAGTGTAAATTCAGGTAAATTTGGAATGAATATAGGAGGAGGAGGAAGTCCTTCTTTTGGTCCTCAAGGAGTATCTGGAGTAAATTATGGTGGAGGAGCAAAAGCTACCTATAATCCAAATCCTAATCTTCAATTAAATGCAGGTGTAGGGACAGGAGGATATATAGGCCAAGGAGGAGCAAGTACACCACAAGTAAGACCAAGCATTGGAGTAAAATGGACCCCAGGACAATATCAGCGCAGCGATAATGTGACTCAAGATGATACTAAGGCAAAAATGATGGAATACTTAAGACAAATAAGTATGGGAGAATCACCAAATTCTAACATGTTCGTTTCAGCTCCTAATATTGATATGAACTCTAGAGTACTTGAAGAAGATAGTATTACAACTACTGAACCTATTTTAAGCGATTCCTTAATACAAGAACAACCTGAAAATTTTAATAAAGGAGGTAATGTAAGTCACCATAGAGGACATTTAATAGGAGAAGATGGTCAATGTATGACATGTCCTCAAGGATATGAAGCAGGTGGTAATATAGAAGATGAATATACTAATGCTTTAAATAATATATCCCAAGGATACATTCCTAATAAAAAGAGACAAAAAGAAAACCAATTTGCTCAACAACTAGGCCCCAATAGAGAAATAACAGAACCTGGTGTTTATCAAGTAAACGGACCTACACATGAAGAAGGGGGTACTATGGAAACAGTCCCTACTTTAAAAGGACCAGAAAAAGCAGAGTTCGATGATAAAGAGTTTCTAGAAACAACTGTAGGAGTAGGAGGAATGGAAACATTCGCCTTCAATAACCATGAAGGAGATAAAGATGCCGACATTTATGCAAGAATACAGAAAGAATATGATAAAATTGCAAAAGAGTTAGAGGTACTAGGAGAAATGAATCCTGAATATTTAAAAGAAATTAAAAAAGCTTTAACATAATGGATAGTAAATCAAGAATGGGAACAAAGGTTCAAACACTCATAAGAGATCTTGAAAAACTCAAGATAGCTAAAGAAGCTCTTAAAATGAACATTAAGACCAGAAATGCTATGCGCGATATTACAGAACCTGCTGAATTACATGAAGTTGTAAAGAGCAAACGAAAGATCAATAAGAAAGGAGAGTACAGAATGGGAGGAAAGGTTAAAAAACTATCTTCCAGACAAATGGATATGTACAAAAAGAATTATGGAAAAGGAGCTATTGCTAGAAGTTTAATAAAAACGTACCAACAGTCTAATCCAGTAGGAGATCCAGATAGTACTTTTCAGAACAATATGCTTCCTCCAGTATTAAATCAAAATTATACAGATTTTTCAGGACAGCCAGATCCAGAGCAGACTAATCAAGGAGGAACTTATGATCCAAATCCCATCTTATTGTCTCCACTCCTCAATTTTCCAGGAAGTAATAATCAGACTAATACCGAAGCTCCTATTGATAATAGAGGATTTACAGATGCTGAAAGAGCAAGAGGTCGAAGAAATGTTCCACTAAATATAGTAGAGAAGAGCGGCAAGAAAAAACCAGGATATAATAAAGATGTAACTTCATTTAGATTAATGCCTGACGGAACAATTGTTCCAAGTACAGGAACATGGGTAGAACCTGTTTTGTCTTATGAGAAAGATAAAGGAGGAAACCCTATTATTAAAACAATGAAAGGGATAGAAAAATTTGATGTAGCATCAGGAGATATAAAGTTTACAAATGATGCTTCAGGTAGGAAAGCAGAAGAAATATGGAATAACTCTGGTGATGACGCATCTCAGTTTCTATTAAATTACCTAAAAGCTGCAAATAATGAAATGGCTCTAGCAGGAAAAAAGATAGAATGGAATGAACTCTATAACTATATAAAACAACATCCTCAACTAGATAAGATAATAAAAGCAGGAGGCGGATATGATAAAAAATATGGTAAACAACATGAAAAAGCTATAGCACTCATAGACAAAGACAATTTTACTCTATGGGATGAACAAGGGCAATCTGATAATTGGCCAGCAATCCAAGAAGAAGCTATAGAAGAAGAAATAGCACTTCCTGAAGAAGGAGAAGAAGAAATTGCTGAAGAAGTTATAGATGAAGGAGGAGAAGAAGAAGTAATTACAGACGAAGAAATTCCAGAAGACGATGAAAATATATTTGGAGGTTTACAAGATGTAAACTCAAAAATGACTTCAGGAGAAAAAATTGGTTTGGCGACAGGAGCCGCAGGTAGACTTGGCGGAATAGCTGCCGCCCTGTCTAATAAACCACAAAATGCCACTAATGCTTTCTCAGGAATAGGAAACAGAGCAGATGAACACTTAAGAGAGCAACTAAAAACTTCTAGATCAGGCATAGAACAAACAGCTGCACAGATTAAAGCACAAGGGAACTTAGCACGAAAAGTAGCTAGAGACACTTCAAACTCTTGGGCACAAAGATATGCAGCTTCTCTAGGAGCCCAAAGACTAACTGATGAGGGCTTAATCAAAAATAGAAACATGTGGGAAAGACTCTATGGGGATATAAAAGGAAAACAAGCTCAATTAGCTTTAAGAGGAGATATGGCAGATGCTCAAGGAGCAATGCAAGTTCAAGATTGGTATCAAAGAGATAAAGATTCTTATCTTACAGGTCTTGCCCAAGAGGGTCAAAATTTAACTAACTATGGAGCTAGTATTTCCCAAGGAGCTAATATGAAAAAATTCAGAGACCAACAATTAGCTGCTCTTAGAGATATGGGTTCTTACTTTAAGTTCCTAGAAAATGACGAAGGAACAATGAATCTATTTCTTGAAAGTAAATGGGAAGCTTATAAAAAGAAAAAGGAAAAAGAAGCAAAAAAGAAAACAGGACCATAATGGGAAGATATTACAGACATCCAGTAGCACCTATCATTGACTATAGTTACAAGCTCCCTTTCCAGGAGCTTTTTCAGGCTATGCAAATGAAAGAGCAACGACAAGCACAATCTATAAAGACCTTAAGAGATTCTGAAGCAAAAATGGATGAAATGTTCCAAGCTACTCCTGGAGCTGGACCAGATGAAAAGTTAAGAGCAGAAAAAATGGAAGAATTTAATAAATTTGTCCAAACAATGTCCCAAGAAGATCTTACTAAAGGAGATGCTATTAACGATATCAATAATTATATAACTGGATTTGCAAGAGACGAAGACGTACAAGCCATTACTCAAAGATATGGACAATACCAATCAGCATTGAAAGAGCTTAAAGAAATGAAGAAAAAGAATGGAAAAATTACTCCTGAACAAAGCTATTTCTTCGATCATAGTATAAGAGATTATAATAAAAAAGGTGAATATGATAGAGATGCTACCTGGTCAGGAGTATCAGGCTATTATGACTATCAAAAAGAACTAAGAGATATAGGAGATAAAATAAAACCTTATATAAGAACAGGAGAAATACAAGAAGACGGTAAATACAGATATACTATAAAGAAAACTGATACAAGTCTTGCAAGAGTAAGAGACGCAATGTATTCAGGAATGTCTTCAATGGCAAGAGCTGCACTTGAAGATGAGTACTTAGTTGCAAAAGATCAACATGCTCGAGCAGGAAAAGAAATGCCTGAAAGTCTTGACACATTTGAAGAATATGTAGTAGGAAGATCTCAGGATATTGCAGCTCCTTTTACAAGAAATGATAGAGAAATAGGAAATGTAGGTGCAGATCCAGATTATGCAGAAAGAATAAAAGGAGCAGGTGAGATGACTATGGCTACTTCACCCATACATAAAATATCAGGAACAGATGTATCAACAGCTTTTAATACAAGAAGATCAAATGACCTTCTATTAAGACAAACAAAAAACAAGTTAAAAGAAGCGGGACTTGATTTAGATAATAAGAGTGCTGATATCGCAAAATGGAAAAGAGATAATCAAGATAATATAGGAGCAAGAGAACTCTATAATGAGTATGAAGGACTAATACAACAATTACAACAAACTGACCAATTTTTACAGGGAGTAAGTGAAGCCCAAAGAGCTAAAAATCCTGATTACTGGTATGATAAGTATGCTGATCTTAAAGTTGATAAATGGATAGGAAATGATGGACAAATGACTTTTGAAGATGAAAATGGAAAGAAACAAGTAATACAGATCAATAATGCTAGAGATTTAGAAGAGGCAATAGTTCAAAATAAATTTAAAATCGATCCTTCAAGTGCCGCAGGATCTGTATGGGACACAGTTACTGACTTTTTAGGCTTTAGAAATCCTACAGGAGGAATTGCAACTCCATGGGGAAGAAAACAAGTATATCCTGGAGAAGGCACAGGAGAAGGACAATTTGGACACGCAGATGCTCGTTTCCAAATGCAAATGCTATATGATGAAGTAGTTTCAGACTTTGGAGATTTTGCAATGGAAGAAGAAGGACTTGCTTCTAATGTAACAATTATAAATCCTTCATCTGCCTCTAAACTAGGAAGAATGAGAGACTTGATTCAAGATAATGCACAAAGTAGTGCAACTATATTCAAATCATTGGAAGGGGGAGAAACATTAGGAGATTTCTTAGAAGCTAAAACCGATGGAGGTACTAAGGTTGATCGAAGTAAGATAAGAGTAGACTTTACAGATGGAGCAAGTGCAAATGGTAATCCTGTAATGTGGATAAGTGCTTATGATAAAGATGGAAAAGAAGTAATAAGCAAACCTTTTGAATATCTTGCTGAAACAGATGAAGAATCCAGATTACTTTCAGAATCAGTAATAACTGCTGGACAAATGAATAAAAATTCATCACAAATAAGACTTGGAGAAAGAGTTGCTGCTAATCCCATAAAGAAAAACTTAGAAGCAACAGGACTACTACAAACTCCAAGTGTAGTGGCAAGAATAAAAAGTGCAGGAAATGAAGGAATTGTAAATACTGTTCCAGGGTATGAACAAAAATTAAGACTACATGCAATAGCACCTAACAGAAAGATCCACTATACATTATTGCATGAAGCTTCTCCAGGTAACTGGGAACCTGTAAAACTAACAACAGTTACTCCAGAAGGACAACTGATAACAGATGAAACCCAAGAAGATGATTTAGATGCAGATGGATTAACTAAAATAGCTTGGTTAATGTGGAAAGAGCAAAGAGCAGCTCAAACAGGAACAGGATATGATCCTATTAGTGATCGCTTTATAAAAATACAATAATAGAACTAAATGGCTAAACTCGCAGAAATAATTGATGTCCAAACAGGACTATCAAGTGAAACTCCAAAGCAGGGAAATGTAAAAACAGTTAATCCCCCAGAAAGTCCAAGAAAGTCTAACCTATCTTCAATTCTTAGTGAAGTAAAACAAATAGGAGATGATAAAAGAAAAGGTCTGCCTGCTCCTGCAGAAGGACATGATCTCACAACTTTAAAGATGGTAGGTCTTGATAACTTTGAAAGTTATGAAGATTACATGACTACAATTAGAACAGACCTTAGAAATCCAGATGTAGCAGCAGTTAATAGATTAAGGGCAGAAAGGCAAAGCGGTGGAGCACAACTAGGAAAGTTTACTTATCAATTACTCCCTAATATAGCTATGGGGCTTCTTGAAACAGTAGGTTATATAGGAGATTATCAGAACTACCTAGGAATGATGAATATTATCGACACAGATTACGATAACTGGTTATCAGAGTCAATGAGAAAAGGAAGCGAAGGAATGAAAGCTTGGGATCCAATATATAGAACTTCCCCAAGTCAAGTGTGGGATCCTTCAGACTCTGCATGGTGGATAAATAACTTTGGAGGACTTGTAGAAAGTATTGTAGAGTTTGGTATAACAGGTTTTGGGGTAGGCACAGGCTTAAAAGCAGGAGCAAAACATCTAGCTAGTGCTGTATCTAAAGGAAAACTTGGAGTTAAAGCTGCAGCAAATGCAGGTCTTGTGGGAAGAAGACTCGATCAAGGTGCCCAATTAATGACAGCAGCTAGTTTAGCCTATACAGAAGGAATAATGGTAGGTGTAAATGTATATGACACTGTATATAAGGAAGGAATTCAAATTGGCAAAGACAAAGAAACAGCTCAAAAAGAAGCGTCTAATGCTGCTGCTACTACAGTAAGAATGAACATGTTTAATACTGCTTTGAACTATACAGCAGTAGGAGCACTTTTTAAATCCACTAAAGCAATGAAAGGTGGGATGTTTAAACAGTTTAATTTAAAAACATTAGATAACGGAACCAAAGAAACATTTACAGACTGGTATAAAAGATTAAAACTTGAACCTAAAGTTCTAAAGCAAGGAGGTTGGAAACAAATGGGAAGACTTGTAAAAGAAGGAGGATTTGAGTCAGCTGAGGAGTTAGTAAATGAAATATCTCAAAAAGAAGGAGAATTTACAGGAAGAAAAAACTTAGGAACTTTACAAGCATGGGAAAAAGATACTGGATTTGGAGATAGAATAGCAGAAGCATTTACATCTCCCGAAGGAACCTTAGCTATGACTTTAGGCTTTTTAGGGGGAGTGGGTAATACAATGGTTTTAGGAGGAATAGATAATGTAGCACACACATATAAGAATATAAAAAGAGCTAAACAAGGACTAGAACCTTTAAAGTCTAAAAATGAACTGATCGCTGAAGCATATCAAAAAGAATTGGGACAACTTATTGAGAAAGGAGAAGAGCTGAGTACAGTATATACTAATCTTGAAGAAGGCGTAGCAGAAGGAAATCAGGATAAAATAACCAAAGCACAGCAAGCACTTTCTAATATAGCAGTCTTTTCAGCATTTCAAAATGGAACTCCTGATGTTTATCTTACTATGCTAGAAGCTATAGAAGGTATAGATGATACAAATGTAGGAGAAGATGGAGAAACAGATGCAGGAAGAGAAGGAATGGAAACAAATAAAGATTCCCCGCTTTATTATAAAAAGGTAGCCAGACAAAAAATAAATGACTTAAAGACTCTTCAAGGAGACTATGACCAGGCAATAGATAGATACTGGATGGGAGATCAAGAAACAATGAGCTATGCTCATTTAGTTTTTGGGAAAAAAGTACAAATACGAAGTTCTAAAGATAGTATAGTAGACATAGAAGAACAGATAACTAAGTTTGAGCATGAACTTCGCGAAAGACTAGATAATGCTGGATATGAAGGAACTTCTTCTGAATTAATGGATGTTTTTACAGAATGGGATTCTAATGAAGAAGCTCTTGTTGAGTTACGAAAAGATTTAACAGCTCATGAAGAAACTAGATCTGAAGATGGTTCTACATATCGTAAAGATGGAGGAAAAGCTAGAAAAGATGTTAGAATAAAACATGGACTTCGTATAAATGAATCAGGAGCTAAAACTCTTAAACACATCCAAGATAAGATAGATAAAGGTACTGAAAATGCTGAAAAGCATGCTGGTGTAATAATGGATGTATTTAAAAATTATGCCGCAAAAATACTAGAAGCTGAAAAAGATCCAGTTGAAGCTGATGCTCTATTAAAAGAGTTAGATCCTGAATCTCTTGGAGCTGTTCATAAACTCTATAAGATTTTCCAGTCTAAAACTGAAGGATGGGAAAAAGGAGAAAGTAAACAACTTCTTGATGCAATGAAAGGCTTTAAAGAATTTGCTCAACTTACAGGGGAAGAATATACAGGGATAGTACATGGTAAAGCTTTAGTTAAAGCACAGAAATTAGGAATAGAAGTACTTCAAAAAGAATATGATGAAATGACTGTTCCTGGTGCCATGGAAAAATACCTGGAAAAACAAAGAAAAGAAAAACTTGAATCAGCAAAAAAAGAAGGAGCTCAAACAGCTAAAGATACAGCTAATAAAGTCCAAAAAACTAATAAAGCAGCCGCTGACAATACTCCAGATCCTAAAGATAATCCAAATGTTACCCCTAAATTTACACCTAAAGAAAAAACAGACTATAAAGATGCTGAGAAAGGAAGTACTGGAGATGGTAATCTGACAAAAGAAGATATAGATAATCATGAAACAAATAACCTTAATGAAAGTGAAGAGATAAATCAATTAACAAAAGCAGAAACAGGACAAGAACAAACAGGAACCTTAAAAGTAAGTTCTCTTTCTATGGCTTATCTTGCTAGAGAGTTTAAAGAAGTAGTAGACGATAATGGGGATGTTAGAACGATTAGAACAGTATCTACAGGAGATCAGAAGAGTAGTACGCTTCATAATGATATTGAATCACATACAAGATTTCAAGTAGGAGATACTTTTACAGTAGAAGTAGATCCCGCAGCAGATTCAGTCCCAATTACCAGTACTATAATAAATGATAAAGGCCAAAGAGAAGAAATGACCTTTGGTGAGTGGAAAGCAAAAGAAAATCCTACAGAAGAAGAAATAAGAATGAGAACTCCTCTTGTTATAAAAAACAAGAATGGAGAACCTGTTGCGTATATCCATGATGCAGGTACTGCATATACACTCAAAGACGGAAAACTAAAAGTAGAAGTTGACTCCAATGGAGTGCCCTTAGCAAACTTTGTATTTAGAAGAGTAGTTAATTGGACTGGACGTAAACTAGATATAGATAATTGGGCCATACAAACTAAAAGATTACAAGACTTTAGAAATGCTGCTTTCGATGCCTTTGAAAAAAAGGAAGGAGTTGAAATTGAAATACGTAAGAAAGGAATAGGACATCTGATCTTTAATAAAAAAGATGAGCATACAGGTAGATATAAAGAAACCCAATTAGGAGATGTAGTAGGACCAAGTGCTAAACTAGGTGTATCAGTTAATGGAATATTAATGAGAGGAGAATCTCCCTTTGAACAGAATTCTTTAGAATATGTAAAAAATGGAAAAGATTTAGCTAACGGAGCAGTATATATTGTTCTTCCCACACCACAAGACAAGCAAAGCTTTGCAGCTTATGTACGGGCTCCACAACTTAATGAAATACAAAATCTTATAACTAAAGGAAAAGTTGCAGTAGATGGAACAGCTTATGCTAATACTATTGCCAAAGCAATAGAAATTTTCATGTTGGCAGGACATATGGGAGCTGAAAATATTGGAGAAGAAAATGAAAAAATAGTCAAAGGCATAAAAGCAATGACACAAATTGATATTCTTAATAGTCCTGATGCTTTAAAAGAGTTTGTTCAGTTATATGTAGTTGATCACGCATTTACAACAGAAGATGGAAATGCAGAAAGAGGAGAAAGAGCTAAAACAGGCTATGGACAATTTCATATAAGAACAGATAATGAAGGAAATTTATTAACTGTTAGGTTTACTATTAAAGATGTATGGGCAAAACCAATGAATTTTTTAAGCCTTGAACACTTTCATGAAAAGAAAGATAAGCTAGTAGAAGCTTTAAATAACAGTCAATTTGCTGTTAACTATAAGAAATTAGGAGAAGATAAAAATATTACCGTTCCTATATTAACTCAAAAAGAGAATGGAGAGTATGTTATAGATTCAATAGAAGGAAAAGCAAGTAATAATAATGAAACCACAGGATATGAAACCTTTGTAAAAAAGAACCTTTTATCTAAATTCCGTGGAGAAGAAGTAACCTTATCTGATGGAACAAAAGAATGGATCTATTTTGATCAACCAACTGTAGAATATCAACAAATAGGAGTAGTAGAACAAGAAACTAATCAAGAAAGAAGTGACGAACTCGGAGTAGAAGAGGATATTCTTAATGAACTATTTGGGCCACAACCAGACTTCATGGAAGATCTAGAAAAAACAAAAGAAGAAGAAGAAGAAGAAGATGAAGATGACTATGGTCAAGAAAGTGGCGATGGAGGTATACTTGATGGAATAGAAGGTAATGATGATATTACTCCACTTGATATTTGGGGAGATAGTCTAGAAAATGTAGACGAAATGCCTGCAAAGCAAGAACCTACAAAAAAACTAGATGAACTTATAGAAAAACTATTACCAGGAATAAAAAATAAAGACCTTACAGGTGATGAACTTATTGCAGGATCAGATAGTGTATATGCTTATGTACTAAATCATTACGACACTTTAGCTAATAGTAACAAAAACATTAAAGCAAGTCAGTTATATGATTATGCTTTACAAAGACTTAAAGAAGATGAAGGACTTTATAAAAAAATAGTTAAAGGCCTTAAAAATGGAAAAACCTTCAGCCTTGAAGGGATGAAACAAGAACTAGAAGCAGCAAAAGAAAGACCTGGTGAAACTAAAAAACGAAAAGAAATAAGAATAAGAAATATTATAAACCGATTTCAAAGTAAACTCATTAAAAATGTTGCAGGTGCAACAGATATAGAAGCAAATCAAGAAAGAGCTAAAAAGTTTAGAGCTTTGATTAATAATTTTGATGCAATACAAAAGGTAGTAAATGAAAAGCTTGGAAGAATTGGAATAAAAATACAAGACAGTGGAGTTGTTGAGTATCTCTATGATTTAGAAGAAGGGGTCCAAGAGGAAAAAGATGAAACCTATATAGAGGACGGAATTACAGAAAACTACAGTTCAAAAGCAAAACTTCGTACAGATTCCAAAAAGACCGCTCCTTGGCAAATTAGGCTTATCTTATCAAGACTCTCTAAAATTACAGGTGTAGAAAAAGTAAATGGTAAGGTTAAGTATATAAAAGAAAAGAATTATCTAGGACTAGATACTTTTGTAAATTATGAAGATCTTTATAATAACCTATTAAACATATTAGTAGGAACTCCTGAAGATTTCAATAGTATAGTAAGAGTACTAAAAGAATATGCATTAGATACAGGTAATGCTCAAATAGGAGCACTTGTTAATTATTTAATGCATCTAGATAAAGATAAAAATGTTAAAAATCCCAATCAACTAAAATCTCAATTTGTAATAGCTTTCCCTTCAAAAGCAGAAGTAACTAGGGTAGTAGCACAATTTACTCCTAATAGAAATGTAGATGGATCAAATAAGGGATCAAAGATCTTAACTTTTAGTGGAGACACACAAAACGATGTAAATCTTTTAGTAGAGAAATGGCAACAAAACCTTCTTTCTAATATGGAAGAAAATGGTCTAATAGATCTAATAGGAGGAAAAGCATACATATCAAAAGATAAAGCTAAAGCTATTTATGATGAATATGTAAGACTGTCTAATGAGGCTCTTCAAAGTTTACGACAAAAGAAAGGAGAAGAATATGATGCCCAAAAAGCTCAAATTGAAGTAGCTGCTAAAACACAAGAAATTTTACAATTACTTGGTATAGAACTTAGTGCAAAAACAGCTTTAAAATTAGTGATGAGTCCTAAAACTACTTTAGGGCGATTAAACCAAATAGGTGGAACCATTGATAGCCCTACAGCACTATTACATTCAGGAGGACAAGGAAGATTTATAAAACACTTATTTGAAACTTTACTTGTTAAACCAACTGTTATAAGAGGAAGTCTTGTTCTTTATAAAGGACAAGAATATACTGTTAAAGAAGTAAAAGGAGATAAAGTAAAATTAGTAAGTCATTGGATTGCTAAAAAAAATGTAGAACCTGTTATAAGTTTTGAGTCTAAAAATCCATTTAGAGATCTTACAGAAGGACAGATTGCAAGGATCCGTGCATTAGCAAAAGCAGATGTTAAAATAGGAGGTGTCAGTATGGGTACAGGAACACGAGATGTTACTAATCAGCTTCTATATAAATATTCTGATCTGTCTAAATTTACAGAACAAGCAAAAGTTCTTCTTTTAGCAGATTCTTATGAGCCTAAAGAAAAAGAATCTCAACCTCAAGAAATTGAAAGAGCTGCACAATATGTTAATACTTTATCTAAAATGGCTTTTCAATGGAATTCAGAATGGCTAGGAGCTTTTAATAGGTTAACATTAGGAGAAAAAATAACTCCTGATATGCTTCCACCAGGGCTTAATGAACAAGAAAAACAGATAATTACAGATATATACAATAAAAGACAAGGTAGATATATAAATGGACAGTCTTTAAGAAATACATTCAGAGTAGAAATAGCAGATGGGATATCTCACGGTATAAGAAGAGGTACTGCTGCGGCCCTCGAACAGATGACTCCAAAAGAAATGGAGATATACAAAATAGGTTTATTTCAAAATCATGGAAATCAAACAAGAGCCAAGTATCTATATATGACCCCATCAGAACATACTGTTATTCCTATAATCCATGCATTAAGAAAACAAGTTAAAATAGCCTGGAATGAAGTTAAAGACGTAGAAGAAATTGCAGGACTTGAAGAAGAAGCTTTAGATGCACTTTATGACATATATGAAGCAGAAATGCTAAGAATAAAGTCTTTCCAAACACTTTCTGAAAAAGAAAGAAATAAAGTTAACAGTTATAAAGATGGAGGAGATAAATTTATAATGTTTCCTTTTCTTAATAAAGAACAATTAGAAGAAAATCAAAGTGATATAACCACTTCTATTTGGGATGGCGAAGGAAATATAATAATCCCTTTAGGAGAAGAACAAAAAGCTAGTATAAAAAGTGTTATAGCAAGAAATATTATTGCTGCAATAAATGAACAAGTAAAAGACTGGCAAACAATGGGTATGTTCAAAAGAACTTCTAAAGAAAAAAATGGACAAATCACATATATATGGGAGATGACAGGTTTTAGTGAGAAATATATGAATAGCCTTAATAACAGAGAAACACTTGGAGGAAACACAAATACTCCAGGATTTACTGTTGATACAATTAATAGACGTAAGATAAAAGCAGCAGCAGCTGATTATGTAGTTAATTATATGTTTGCTCATAAAGAAATGTTCCAAGTAATGAGTGGTGATCCTGCTTTTTATTATAAGAAAGCTAAGAAAGGAACATTCCAAGATACTCTTATCAATACATTTGCCAATCTTAATAAAAGATTAAGTGAAGTAAGAGCAAGCGGAACAAAAGGATATTGGCATAATCCAGCTATTATTAATAGTTCAGTACACCACAGAAGAGCTAATCATTTTAATATAGTAATAGCAAATGATAGAGACGTAGCAAGTAAAAATCTTGCTCAAATGACAGCAATGTCAAAAAAACTTGGAAAAGCTTATGGAGCTAATACTGGATTTGAATCAACAGATGCTCAGATGCTAACAACAATGGGAGAATATCTGACAGATTTGATGGCTTATGGTAAAATATCTGATACAGACTTTCAAGTACTTACTGACAAGTATGAAAAGCAATTAGCGGCTCTTAAAAAAATTATAGCCGCTAAAAAAGCAGGAGACAAAACAGCAGAAACCCAAGCAAGAGGTGAACTTGAAAAATCCAAGTACACTGATATGGAGATGAAAGATGTTATTTTACAACCTCTTAAACCTGTATACACAGGTTTTAAAATGGAACAAACTACAAGAGCAGCTATTACTATGTACTTAAAAACATCTGCTTTTCCTTTAGTTCCTCAAGTAGTTGAAGGGTTAGAAATAGAAAATGTTTTATTAGGGTTAGAAGATGCTGGTGGTGATGCATTAATATATGTAAGTGGTGTAAAAACAGGAGCCCAAGGTGTAGAAACAATATTTGATAAAGAAGGCAATATGCTCTCTGATTTAAAATTTAAAAATGTTCTAAGTCTAGATCGATCTGGTTATAAAATACAACAAGAAAATCCATATAAGGGAGCTAAAGAAGTTATAAGAGAGGCTACTCAAGGACAAAAAATGCTATTTGAAAACCTTTTTGGAAAATCTAAAAATGGTACTGACTTTGATTACTTACGAACTAAATTTGGCGAAGTCCAAATAAAAATCTTAGAGAAAAAATATAATGAATTTCTAACATCAGTAAAAGCTGTAAAGGTAAAAAAGGAAATAGAAGTTGAACCTGATGTATGGAAAGAAGTAGAAACAATTCAAATAACAGATTTACGAAAACTTAGGAAAATACTAGTAGAAGAGGCAATGGATAGAGGGTATCCTCTTAATGATCTTATGGCATTAGGATTAACTGATGGTTATACACAATTTGAATTACCATTAGGATTTCATATGTCATCTTTTAGAATGGAACCTTTAGTTCTTTCTCTTATAAAGAATAAAATACTTAAATCTACTTTACCTGGAAATGCTTATATACAAGGATCAAATGTAGGTTTTAAAGGAGTTAGAGGGTTTAATGAACTTTCTAATTCTCATAAATCTGATATTGTATGGACTCCAGGATATAATCCAGAAGATGGACTAAATTATATGCTAACTAAAGACAATAAAGTCCAAAAAGCACAAATATTAGTACCATGGACCGTTAAAGATGGGAATGGAAAAATATTAAGAATAAGTGACTATACTAAAAAAGATGAAAACGGTAAAGTAGTATTTGATAGCGATAAAGTTAGTGGTGATGTTCTTGATCTATTTGGATTTAGAATACCTTTTCAAGGTCATAGTAGTATGGCAGGCTTCGAAATAGTGGGATTCTTACCTGAATATATGGGAGATCTTGCAATAGTACCTGATGAGATAGTAACTCAAATGGGATCTGACTTTGATGTAGATAAACTAAGGACCTATAAATACTGGACATGGGTCACTAAAGACGGTAGAATCGTTAAATATGCTTCAAAAGAACATGCTGAAGATCTCTTAATTAAGAAAGAAGAAAAGAGAAAGAAAGCTGAAGAAGAAGGAAAAACAATAGATGAGGCAATTAAAAATATTGATGAGTTAGAAGCAGAACTACGAGAATCTATGAAAGGCCTTCAAAATCAGGTAATAGAGATCTATAATGAAGTAATGTCAACTCCTGAAGCAGTAATAAAAGGATTAACCCCATTAGATGAAGGAAAAATAAGAATAGGAGAAATAGGATTAGAACTTGAAGCCCTCAAAAATAAAAATGAAGCTTTACCTAACTTTATTACACCAAAAGCTCAAAGAGACTTCTTCTTTATTAACAAAGACGGACAAACTGGAATGGGTGTTTTCTCTTTATTCAATACTTATCTTGCATTAGCTCAAACAGTAGATACACAATTTAAGCAAGTAATAACAGATCCTGAAAATTCCAAAAGAAAACTTTTAGTACCACTTCAAATAAAGTTTAAATCTGATGATGGTAAAGAAATATATGAAGGAAATAAAGTATCCGATGTCAAACTAGTATCTAGAAAAGGTACAAAAAATGATGTATCATCAGGATTCCAGTCTGCCAGTATGGATAATGGTAATGATCAGGATCTTCATAAGCTAAATATGAGCGGTTCTACATTTGGAATAGCTTTAGCCATGATTTCTCAAGGCTTTGATGAAAGATATGTGGGAACTTTTGCAAATCAAGAGGCAGTTCATATGTGGGTAAAAGCTTACACTACTAAAATAAGTAAAGTTACAGAAGATATAATAATGGGCAGGGTAAAAGCTAGTGAAGAAGCATTTAATGAAGTAAAAGAAATGATCAAAAAAAATGGTCAAATAACAGAAGACACAGATAAACTTTATCCTCAAGACTATCTTGATGATACTTTTAGTTTAAAAGAAATGAAAGAAATGATTGGTACAGCTCCTGAAAATAAAGGAGATAACTATTGGAACGACCAATTAAAGATACTAGAAGCATTAAATGTAATCCAAACAATGGGAGAAGATATTTCAGCCGCCCAAAATGTAACTAATACTAACCAACCTTTAAGACATCCAGGAAAAACAATGTTAAATGCATTAGAGCTAAAACAAAAACTAGTTGATGTTATGGATGGAGAAGGGATAACCTATCTAAAAGGAACTGAACAGATAATAGGAGAACTAAATCAACAGCCAAATGGTGATGTGTTTATTTTCAATCCTAATGGACTAATAGGAGCATCTGCAATGTATGGAGAAGTACTTGCTACTCAATTATTTAAAGAATTATATCCCTATGAATCTCCTGTTTTCATGCAAGCTACTAATAGTATAGGAGAATTAGGAGGAATAGCTTCTATGAATATTGATAGAAAAGCAGAAATATTTACAGATCTAAAACAATACCTAAATTCCCTAGTATTTGACCAGCTCTTTCCTGATGAATCTCTTGAAGACCTTAGAAAAAGACTTTTATATGATGAAGTAAAAGAAAGAAAAGAAGAAGAAGGCAAAACGACAATAGTTTTAGCCAGAAATTCATTAGCCAGAAGAGTAAAAGCTCTTCAACAAACAGAATGGGGGAAAAGAAGTAAACTATTAAAAAGACTTTACCCTCGTTTATCAGAAGATATCGGAAATACACCCTCCCGTCTTGAATATATGGCAAGTGGAAATGAAAAAATAGAGGAGCCTGATCTGGTAAGAGAATTCTTTGCATGGTCTCAAACTGATCAAAAAGTCCCTTATACAGATGGTGCTGAAGCTACCGTTTCTTTAAAAAAGCTAGCCTATGACCTTATAAAATATACATATGCAACAGGAGGCACACAAAGTCCAAGAAACTTCTTTAGACTAATTCCATATCCTGTAATGATGGACCTTGGTTATCCTGAAGCAATAAGAAGTGTAGCTTCTAATGTTGCACTTCTTGATACTTTTATATTAGGACAACCATTAACAAATCCTTTCTATTATAAAAATCCTACTAATTTTACCAGACAGTACTTTCAGCATAAACCTTACCGAACTACAAAAATCAGTTCATTTGATAAAAAAAATCAAATAAAAGGAAAAGAGTATATAAAACTTAAAGGTACTACTGCAGGACAAAGTATTGATGGAGAAATTCCTACAGAAAATGAAAAATTTATAACAACAATTGAAGGATTAGGTAATTTAGGCCCAGGAAAGTTTTATGCTCACTTTCTTTCTTTTAGAAATAACGAGACCAACAGATGGGAACTTTATGAAAAAATGGGAGAAGAAAAAGAAGAAGGTACTCTAGGATATACTGTATATAGAAGAATAAGCACATTAGGAACCAGACAAGAAAGTGAGTACAATCCTAACGATCCTATAGCAATAAGTCTTAATACAGAAAATCTTCCAGAAGAAATAGTAGAACTTTCTGGAGAAAACACTATACCTCCACCCAATACTTTCAATAGTGGATTAAAGTTAGTAGGAGATAATTTAGGCAAAGACCCGTCAGAAGACCCCTCAATTACAGAAGTAACCAAAGGTATAAAAAATCAAAAAGAACAAATTATTGAAATGTTAGAGGATATTAGATTTAACTCTAATAGTGACTATCATAAAAAAATGGCCACTGCTTATAAAGAAGTTATAGAAACACTTCCTCAAAATATTAAAGTAACTATTAAGATTAATGGAACAAAAGGTCCAATATCAAGCGGAGTGTTTCGAAGCAGCTTTAATGACCAAGGAGAATACACACTAGCAGAGGTTAGTTTTAAAAGAGAAGATACAGGATGGACAAGTGAACTTGCTCCTGAAAATCAAAGATATTTAGAAGAAACTATTATTATACATGAATTAACACACTTCTTAACTTTAGCAGCTATAAATCAAGTCAGGAAAGGCATTGCCTCACCAGAAACAAAGAAAATTGTTAATCAACTTATTAAATTAGCTACACATACTAAAGACGCTCTAATAGCAGCATCACCAGATACACGAGTTTTACAAGGTGAGGATACAACAGAAGAAGTTGTTACATTGGCCCAGCTATTTGGTAAAGACGGAGTTACTGAAGCAGACTTTATAAGAGTTAAAGAAAAATCTATTAATAATCAAACATTAACATGGGCAGAATCAACATATATATACCCTCTTGTTTCTATTAATCATCCAGTAAATGAATTTACAGCAGGAATTTCAGCCTCTAAAGGATTAAGAACATTTATGTTATCCCATAAAATACCTAAAGGATATGAAGAAGGTAAAAATATATGGGAAAAACTATTAAGCTTACTTGCTGACTTAGTTGGATCCTTAAAAAAGGATAATCCTTTAGCTGAAACATTTGAAGATAAAAGTCTTTATGAAGCTGCTCTTAATCAAACACTTAACTTAGTAGGAGCCCAAAAAGAATTTTATAAGGATGCAGCCGATATTGTAGAAGATAGTGAATTTGTTGATCGTGTTGTAACTCCTGATCTTTACTTAGGTACGTATCCTGAAAAGACTATAAAGAATATTTGGGATAATACTTACCAATTAAAAATAAATTTACGATCAGGACTACACGGAAAAGCAAGAATTGAGCGATATGGCCAAGCTGAAAGAGACGGAGGTGTTGGAGCTGTGGGAGGTACAGGAAGAACAGGAAAGTTTTATGACGCTATTCCACTTACTCTAGAAGAACTTGAGGCATATAATAACATTTTAAGAGACACTGGATATCAAGGAGGAGAAAAAGAGTTTAAAGAAAGAATGATTGAGTTCCAAAGAGCTATAGCTGATAGACTTAATAAAGAATATGGATTTAATGACCCTACAATAGTACCAGAAGACAGTGATATAGAGGTAAAAGAAGAGGTCGCTCAATATTATGAGGGCGATATAACTCCTGAAGAAAATACAATATTTGTATTTGGAAGTAATCCAGAAGGTAGGCATGGTGCAGGGGCAGCTAAAAAAGCTAAAGATAAATTTGGTGCTAAGTATGGACAAGGAGAAGGATTACAAGGAAATGCTTATGCTTTACCTACGAAAGATTTAAGAGTAAAAGAAAATAAAGGTCTTAAATCTATTTCTCCTCAACAAATTACAGAATCTATTAAATCTTTATATGAGACTGCCAGAGCTAATCCTAATAAACAATTTAAAGTAGCGTACAGAAATACTACTAAAGCATCTTTAAATGGCTACACAGGATTAGAAATGATTGATATGTTTAATGCTGCTGGACCTATTCCTTCTAATATTATATTTAGTAAAGAATGGTTTAATACTGGTAAATTAAATATTGGACCAGCACAACAAACTAGTGAGGTTGAAAAGAAAGGAACTATTAATGTATACTGGGGACAAGCTGAGTCTGAATATTCTACCAAAATTTTATCTAATCTAGCTCCAAGAGAGTTTACTTGGAAAGGTAGAGAATACGGCAGTGTAGAACATGCTTATCAATCTAATAAGTCTGGTACTTTTGATCAAGCTACTTATAACAAATATGTTGGGATTGGAGGATATGGGAAAAAAATAAGAGGTAAAGGTACTGTTGCACAAATGAAAAAAACAGATAGTTTAGGTTTAATGAAACAACTTGTAGTTGAGTCTTTTAAACAAAACTCTAATTCAGAAGCTGCTAAAAAGTTAATGCAGTATGAGAGCTTTACTCATAACACAAATCAATTAATAGACCAAGCATTCTTGGAAGGTTTAATATTAGCTCAACAAGAATTAGAATCCACTCAACCAACACAACAAAGTAGTGGGGTTAAAGGTGTTAAAGTCAAAAAAACAGAAAACATAAAAAAAGGGGATATTGAAGAAGTGCCTGCGATTACTGAAGAAGAAAAACAAGTAAGATATAATCAGAATCCTAAAGAAATTGCTCAGAAACAGAAAAAGGTATATAGGGGCGTATCTCTTGAATCTCAATATAAAATAGATAAGAACGGAGACTTAACAATTTTTGCACAAGATAATTTTGGAGGCAAAACAACAGGGGTTTCTTTGACTCCTTATTTAGACACAGCATTGGATTATGCTACAAGAAGCAAATCAGGCACTAGTAAAAGAGTTGCAGATAAAGGTAAAATAATTGAGATAACAGATGAAGAAATAATCAAACAGTTAAAATTCGAAGCATGGGATGAAATAGTATCTAAAAAAGAGATTAAGATTAAAAAAGGTAAATATACCATTAAGGAATATAAATATGAAAAAGATAAAGATTTAGTACAATATGAACGTGTTATAGGAGATTATGTAAAAGGGAAATTAAAAGAATATAAAGATATGTCTATTGAATCTCTTATAGCTGCTAAATTTAATAATGAGGCACAAGGGGAAATAATAGAACATAGAGGGACATGGGATGAAGGAGTTGGTCGTGCAGCACCTGGCGCATCTCAAATGATAGTTGAAGAGTTTGGAGGACAACCAGACCTTAGTGTTGGGAGAATTATAATTGATGCCTTAATAGCCAAGAAGTTTAAAGAAGAATTTGATTCAGACAACAAGAAATTGGAAGAATATCTTAAAACAAAAGGTACTGAATATGATGGTAAATTTATTCCTGGCGAATATTTCCAAAATGCTTATATACCAAGTGGGAGTTGGATTCATTATACAGAATTGGCTCCAAAATATAAATCCTCAGAAGATATAGAAAAACCAATATCCAGATTGAATAAATATTTGGATATGACTAAAAGAGCAGAAGAATGGGATTCTGTTTATGATCCTACTCCAAAAGATACATTACTTAACAAAACTTATACAAATGCAGAAGGACAAAGAATAGAAGAAAGACTTCCTAAAGAAATAGAAGTAACAGACAAGTATGGCGAAAAAATTACTCTAAAAACAGAGTATGTACTAATAGCAGCAGAAAACAAAAACAAATTCCAATTGAATGTAGGTAATATTATAAGTGCATTACCTATATATAAAGAACCTAAAGAAAAATGGCCAACAGAATGGGAGGCTCTGCTAACACATATTGATGAGTTTTACGGTGAGGGTATGTATACATATATGAGAACTTTTAGCTCACTAGGACGTGCAAATAAAACACCTGTTAATAAACAGATAGTAGATATACTGGAATGGCCTGAAGTAGGAGCAGTAAGTGATGCTTTTGACTATATGGATGCAGTATTGGCAGAATATCTAGACAGAGAAAGAGAAGCAGGAGAGACTATAAAAAACCCTATAACTTTAGAGCAATGGGCAACTAAAGAACTAAATAAAAACGTTACATATAAAAATTTAGATCAAGGTATATTACCTTTTAAAGAACTCAAAGCAGATGATCCTATTTCAGATGCAGGTATCGATGGAAATATGATGGGAGATGATTTCTTAGATGCAGCTTGGGGAAAGGATGATATGCCTAAAAAAGAAGCACCTATATCATTAGGAGAACTTAAAAAAGATGCTCTTTATGCTGCTGTCTTTATTTCTAAAAAAGTACATAAGACTCTCTTAGAAACTTTTCCAGCAAAACATAAGAATGTTCATATGCATCATTCTACAATTCAATTTATGCCCGATCAAGATCTTATAAACTCATTACCTTATACACAAGAAATACCTTTAACTGTAATAGCAACTGTAGAAGATGAAAAAGGTCAGGCACTTATTATAGAAAATCCACAATCTAAAGTTAAACATCCTCATATTACTGTATCAACAATTGAAGGAGTAGGTCCTAAGTATTCTAATGAACTTATAAAGAAAGCTATAAAAGAAGGAACTGTTAATAAACTTGCAACTCCTATTGTAGTAACAGGAAAAATAGGAATAGCTACTAAAAAAGGTGAAGTATTCTATGCTCAAAAACCTAAAGCAAAAGAAGTTCCTATAAGAAATCTTTCTTTATATAATATAGAAAAAGGCTATGGCTTACTTAATAGACACGGAGGAAAGAAACTATTTACTCTTATTACAACAGCAAATAGCCGAGCTGAACAGATCGAAGCTGAAAATCCTGGTGTAACTGCTAAAGTATTTCCAGATTCAAACAGAGGTTACATTATAGTAGTAACTGATGAAAGACCTGAAGGCGATTACAGTACTGATGCGATGCCGCAAAAACAAAGAAAAAAGAAAAGAGAACTTGACTCAGCTACACAGATCATTATTAATTCGCTTAACAATCAAATAAAAAATCTTGAAAGAAGTATTACTAGAGCAAGTTCTTTAGAAAACAAAGGAGAAGATCCAGTTGCTCCTTTAGAAGCAAGAATAGCTAAAATAAAAGAACAAAGAGATGATCTTTTACGAGAACAAACTTCAGTTGAAACACTTAAAATAGCAAAAGAACAGCTAGACTGGGCAGATAAAGTTTTGCATAAAGGAGGAAATCTTTCTGAACTTGACTCAGTAATTAAAATAATTAAATCCTGGAAAGGGGTTATGAACAGAGTAACCAGAGAAACACAATTTCATGGATATAACTTTGGAGATATTGCTAGTCAACTTCAAGATTTAGAAACAAGATGGACACATGGTGCTAGAGAAATAATAGGAAAAATGGTTAATTCATCTGCAGGATTAGACTTAGCCATGAAAGATATATTTGGACCTCAGTTTGATACAGGAGCATTTGCAGCTCAAACAAGAGGTGCTTTCTCTTCTCAAGTTCCAATAGTAAGAATTGTAGATAAATGGTTACAACAGGCTATTATAAAAGCTAGTAATGAATTTGAAGGTCATGTTAAAGATATAAACGTAGCAATTGAAAAACTTAATATAGGACCAGGCAATATAAAAGAAAAATTTGACAAGCTTGCCCAAAAAGATGAAAATGGAGAACTTACAGGAAATTTACTTAGTAGAATCAACCGTTCTTATTTTCAAAAATTATGGGAAAAAAGAAATCATATCAATAGTGTAAAAGGAGTAGGACCTTCTAATGCTGCTTATAAAAAGCATATGCTATGGCAAAAAGAAAATATTGTAGCTATCGATATTGGTATGCTTATAGATGGTAAAGAAATATATGATCCACGAAAAACAGACTTAGGAATTGAACAAGCACCAACTACAGCTCAGCAAAGAAAAGAATATAGAGAACAGCTTATAGAAAAGCTTGTAGATGGAAATGAAGAAAGAAGAGAAGTAGCTACTGAAATGATAGATGCTCTATTAACAGAACAAAAAACTCTTTTCAATAAGTTTGTTGAAAATAGAACAGAAATAATAGAAGATTTAAAAGTAATATCTGTAGATAAAGACGGTAATTTTGATCTAAGAGCATATGAAGCAGCTAGAGATAAATGGGATGTTCAAAACAGTCCTTTTATCTATAATGAACTTTTTAATAGCCTTACATCAGGAGGAAAAATTCCAAGTGGGGCTGTCCTTAAATACAATTTTGCTAGTCGCTATGTTCCATCAGTACCTGCAGCCAAACATTGGAACAAAGAGTTTGAAGAAGTAATGAAAGTTCCAGAGCTAAAAGAATTCTATGATTTCTATGTAAATAGTATGGAAAAGTTTTGGGCGTATCTTCCAGATAACAGCGATATAAAAAAGAATAGAATTCCTGATCTTGTAAAAGATCTCACAGAAAAATATAGTGATTCTGCTCTCCGAGGAATTATTTCAGGTGCTAATAATAGTATGGTATCACTTCTTACAGATAGTGTAGAAGCTGAAATAGAATACGGAACTATAGAAACTGCAACAGGACAAGCTATGCCTTCTATTCCTTTATGGATGACAGGAGAAACTTTAATGCCTAACCAAAAAAGTTATGATCTTGGTAAGATTCTTAAAGCTTTTGCAGCTATGGCTACAAATTATAGACATAAAGCAAGAGTAGAACCACAAGTTCTTTTAGCTAATAGATTACTTGGAACTATTAAAGCAGCGACTAAAACTCAATCAGGTAAAAAACAAAAACAAGGAACTGAAGGAGATCTTATGCAGGCAGAAAAAGGACTCGTAAGAGCTAAAGCACAACTACAATATACAATAGAAGCTCTTCTATATGGAATGACTAAAGAACCTGGGACTCCTGTAAAAATATTAGGTAAACAAAAAGGATTTATGGGAAATGAAGCTAAACAGCAATTTGAAGTAATAAAAGATGCTGTTGAAACCTTTCAAAAAGACTTAGCTAATGATATACCGTATACTGAAGCTTATGATAACTATAAGAACTCACTTAAACCTCTTCCAAAAAAGGTAAAAAGTTTCATCTATGCAGAACTAAACAAAGAAGAAAAGTTTAGGAAAACAAATAAGAAGGGTGATCCAATGCTTGATATAACAGATGAAAATAGAGAAGCATATGAAGATGCATTAAAAACTTTCTTTCAAAGACCAGTAACAGGACAAAGTATAGGTAATGCATTAATAACCTATACACAAGCTCTTGGTATGGGCTTTAACTGGTTTTCAGCTACAGCTAACTTAGTATTTGGTACATCTGCAGTATTCAGACATGCCGCAGGTAAATCAGAATTCACACCTGGTAATGCAAGAAAAGCTTTTACTACAATGATGGGGTCAACTATAAATGGTGGTAAATATGCTCCTACACAGCTAGGAAAGAAAGTAAGAGCTCTTATGGCAAACTTTGATGGTCTTGCTCAGGTAGTAGAATCAATGTATGGATCCGAAGACTCCAGAAGTGGAAATTGGTTATATCTCTTACAGGAAAGATCAGAATTCTTTGTATATGGACAGATACTAGTAGCAATGATGCACTTTAATAAAGTAAAAAATAACCAAGGAGAAGAAAAACCATTATGGGATGCTTTTGATGAAAATGGAGAATGGAATGCTAAAGAATTTCCTCTTCAGAATAATGAAGGATGGGATAAATTCTCTGATACAGAAGAAGGAAGTGCCGCATGGCTTAAATTTAAAATGAAATTTGATGTAACAGCTAGAAGAATACATGGTAACTATGACAGAAAATCACCTATACTTGGTAAAAAACATGTTCTGGGAAGAATGTTATTTCAGTTCAGATCTTGGGTTCCTGAATTATGGTTTGATAGATGGGAAGACCAGAGATGGGATGAAGCTTTAGAAAGATATACTAAAGGAACTTGGAGAAGTTATGGAACAGCTCTTGAAAAATCAGGAGCTATGGGATTTGCAACACTTATGGCTAAACAGTTTGGCCTACAGTTAATAGGAAAAGATGCTTCTGAATTTGAAAATCTTGATGAGGTAGATAAAATCAATATGAGAAAAAATATGGCGGAGATCTACTTTGTAGCAGCTTTAGCCATTGCTTTATTCTTATTAGGACAAATCGAATTTGAAGATGAAGATGAAGAAGAACAACTTTATATGAATATGGGAATGACTTTACTGCTTAATACATTCACTAGAGTAAATACAGAAGTAACCTTCTTTATTAATCCTGATGCTATGTTACAAATGACAAAAGGAAATCCAGCTCCTGCTATTGGAACATTATCAGATATTCTTGTAGATATGCCTAAAGCAATAATACAGCAATTAATGGGAGAAGGACAATATAAAGCAGGAGTAAGAAAAGGTCATAACAAGTTACTTAAAGAAACACTTGAACTAATTCCTTTAGGAAACCAGTATTACAAGTTCCATTACATGACCCACACAAAAATGGCAAACTAGCTGAAGCAATTAAAAAAAAGGGGAATAAAGCGTAGACACTAACCTTATTCCCCAATAACACTTAGTCCTTATCCTCATAATTACAGACAATATTGTCCTCCTAAGTGCTAAAAAATTAGTAATGCAGTAACTTAACTTTATGGACCGTCTTCTCTATATAACAGTATACCTATATAGTTCATATTGACCCGTGGGTCTTACAAGATACAGGAGTCTTCCCTCCGTTCTCCACACTACTCCGCTTAGGGCTTTCATTTTACATCTAATCATCTTCATGCCGTAGCACAGACAAACATTTTGCAGGTAACCTAAATCCAGAACTGTGTACACCAGCGTCACTTACATTACTAAAAAAAAGAATGAGCCATTCGTGATCAACCGATAAGGTATAGGATGACAGGCCATGACCCTCGTTACGGGAAGTCGCACATTCATCATTCTGTTTCTTTTTACAACGAAATCGCCTCTAAGCCACTCAGCTGCCCGAATAGTCTCATTCTATAAGAGAAGGAGAATCTCTCGGCTCTGCATGCTCATGTGAAATTACAAGCCTTAAGGACTTACAAGGCCACCTTTATTCTCCTTTTTATGTCGACCCATCCTACTCCTATTTCGGAAAACTATTTTTTCCAAACATCAGAAACAGACGCATCAACGGTCATTTTCATTGATTTAACAAATTCAGCACCTGCTTCCTCCATTAAACGTTGCTGTACAGGTAACCATTGTTCTACATACTCTTCTTTCACCTCACAACCTATCTCATCATGAACCTGTGTAATAAGCTTTACTTTGTCCCATAGATCATTCTCCCTAATATACTCTACAATCTTAGCTAAAGCAAGCTTAATCATATCCGCTCCAGTTCCCTGAATAGGAGTATTTTTAGATTGTCGCTCTATTTCACCAAGAGTTCTAAACATCTCTTTCCTATCCATCTGACTTAGATAGACATCATCAGGAAAGAATCTTATTCTTCTTGATGGTTTAAAAGTCCGTATATGCTTATTCTTCTTACCATAATTACCTAAAGCTTCTAAGAACTTCTTGATCTTAGGCAACGCTATAAAATACTTATCAATAAAAGCTTTCGCATCTTCTACAGGAATATCAAGAGTATCAGCAAGCTTATGCTCTGACATTCCATACGCAAGCCCGAAATTAATGGTCTTAGCTACATCCCTATATGATTTTCCTCGTAAAAAGTCTGGTTTATTTCTCACATCAGCCACCTCTATATCAAAGACCATTGCAGCAACCTCCCCATGTACATCTCCACCTTCATTAAAGGTTTTAATCCACAACGGATCCTGGGCACCCTCTGCGATAAGGCGTAACTCTTGACCACTAAAATCAAAGCTTACGATTTTACAACCTTCTTCAGCTATAAAACAATTTCTATATTCGCTCAAAGCAGGAATATTCTGCATATTAGGATAGTCTTCAAAGTAACGACCACCTTTAGACCCACTCGAGACACGCCCCGTGTTTAAGATCTGCCAAAAAATAGTATGTACCCTACCTGTTTCCTTCTTTATATACTTAACAAACTCTCTCCCATAAGTAGTCACTAATTTAGCCTCTTTACGATAATCTATAAGGCTCTTAAAGAGCTTATGAAAGTTCTGTCTTTTAAAGAGCTCTCTTACACCAGTTGATTGTATACTAGGATCAAGTGTTTGAAGTACATTCTGCACCTGTGACGGTGAAGACCACAGGACCGTAGTATGTTTTTCTTTGACGCCGAACATCCCAAGCTGAACTCCTGGACTCTTATACTTACGTAAGTCGTTGTCTTTCAATACTATATCATCTAACTCATCTTCTTTGCCCTCTAAACGGCCTTCTGCATTAATAGCTAAACCAAGCCACTTATCACGATCTAACTTGATCCCATTGTTCTCTATTTCAGCAAATGCTATAGTTGCTCTGTTCTCAATATCAAGCACATATTCCAAATCCCAGGATGACACTGCATAGTCCTGAAATCCCTTGATCATCGGCAAGTATTCCACATCTTTAGCCCCGTAAATAATCTGGGACTCAGTAAACGGTACGCCATCCCGCATTGTGTGGAATTGGTCTCTAGTTTCCTTGCTTAACTTAATATCTAAATATCTACCTACTAAATCAGCTAGTCCTTTAGAAACTCCTTGACGCCCACAATTAAGCACACATTCAGCTAACAAAGTATCATATATATTATCTATACGGATATCGAAGTTAGAAAGCATGAACTTATAATCAAACTTCGCATTATGCAAAATCTTTGTAATACTAGGATCCTCTAAAGGAGCCTTAAGTAAGGAGATATCTATAAACCGTGTGTCTATCACAAACTGGTCCTTCTCATCTCCTAATTGAAGCATAATTACCTTCTTTGAAAGCCAATTAAGACCTTCAGTTTCAGTATCTACTCCCATGACTTTATTAGGTGTGTCATAACACCAAATTACTACATCTTCTATAGTTGCTGTTTCACAACAAGGTAGTATTCCCTGATTTCCAATAAAATATATCATTTTCTGAATAAATTTATTATTAAATTATTCTCTCCATCCTTATTTGTATACTCTTTAAGTTCTTCTATCTGAAGCTTTTGTTCTTCTGTTATCAGAAACCTATAAAAATATTTTTCTTCTGCTTTTTTACTTTCAAAAGAAAGAACTACACATTGCTGTGCTCCTTCAACATTATCTATACCTTCTTCAACAGCTTTTTTAATAGCATCAGCATTATTTGCCTTTACTTTAGCATAACAACACTCTGAAGCAAAACAAGCATGGCTTGCATCATAATCAGTAATAATAGTATTAACACCGTCTGCTATGATCTGTTCACCATTCTGTTGCTCAAATAAATGAGGAGGAATAGGATGTATTTTATAAACACCATCTCCAGATTTAACAAATAAAGAAGGAGGTAAATGTTTTTTATGTTTCTCATAAGTAGCAAGTACAAACTTAACTACCTTCTTCTGAAACTCAGAATCTTCACTATTAAGATTATCAAATTCTTCATTTTTCATAATTATTTTTTTACATACTTTTTTTTAAGTTTATCATAATTTATTATAATTGCTGCATGTTCCTCTCTGGTTAAATCACATATTTCCCTAACCATAGAATCTAACATATTATATGTTCCTTCTTCTTGAAGACTTACATATGCTTTAAATTGTTCTTCTGTTACTTCTTCCATAATTAATCAATTTGACTATTGTTTAAAATTACAGCATTTCCTGCAATATAATCATCAGTAGCAATACTGTGATCAAATAAAGCAAGATTTGTTGCATAAAAATTATAAGGTAACTTTGATAGTTTCCCTTCTTCATTTATAACCATCATTTTATTCATAGGTAAGTTATAAACAATTTCAATATAACCGCCTACTAAAGACTTCAGTTCCTGAAGATCGTACTTCTTTTTAGAATCAATCTCTTCAAGCACATTGTTATGCCCAATTAAAAAGGCTTTATCAGTATCACGTGCTTCCTGATACATCTTCTTATTTTCATTATATTCATTCTTCATTATTTTCTTTTTTAATAGGATGCCCTCCCCTGGAGCCAAACCGATCTAGACCCCAGGAAGAAGGCGTATCCTCTCTACGCTTTATCTTTAAAATACTTTGTAATAATATTAGAAACACACCCCACACTTATACCAAATATTTTTGCTATATTCTTTAAGCTGTCTCCAGTAGAACAATAGTATTTAATTATTTCAGTACGAAATTCATCAGAAATCCATACAGTACCATTACTATTCTTTAAAGTTTTACATACTTTCTTTTGAGTCATAATATCCTATTATAAGGAGTATTAAATCCATCTTTTACACGCTTAGCTTTAGCTTTCCGTAAACTATGACCTTTCCCTCGTAGTTCAGGAATCTCTTCCTGTATTTTCCTACGACACCTGGTCGCACTCTCCCAGTTAGTCAACTGTCCTTTAGAAACAGCAATGAGTAATTCCTCTGCTGTTTCTATAAGACCTAAAGTTGATTGCACTTCATCATACCAAATCCTTGCCATAAGCTTACTATCGCTATCACGAAGATCAGGATTATTCAGAAGATACGTTGTAACCCTTTTATTTAAGTCCTTTCCAAAAAGGACTCCGCTATTTAATTTCTTTTTCATTTATCATTGTATTTAAAAATGTAAAAAAAGATTCAAATTTCATTTCTTCGTCTTTCTCTTCTTCCAATAGCCTTCAGTTCCATAAATTCCTAATTTAAGGTCTCTACGTCTAATTCCATCAAGTCTCCATTTAGCCTTTCTGATATTTTCCAGCATGCTCTTTCCACTTAAAGTATTTAAATCTGGTCTCTTACGTGCTACTTCATCCAAAATCTGTTGTTTAGTAAAATGTTTAGCAGATGTTAATATCTGCTCAATTTTCTTAGCTATCTTTTTAGTAGTAGTATAAGGACCTCTCTTTTTACCTTGAACTGGAAGTTTTTCCTTATCTATATCAAAATCAGATCCTTCCTTTGCAGGAAGTATTTCAAAGTTCTTCTTTTCAAGATTAGATAATCTCGTATTTAAAGAACCAAGAAAAGTTTCAATACCATTTATCCTTAAGTAAGTAGCTTGTAAAGTTTTATCAATTGCTATTAGCTCTTCAGCAATTTTATTTTCAAAAGGACTTACATGCCCATTCTGTGAAAGACGCAATACTTTTAAAATAAGCTCAATAAGAGCCTCTTGTTCAATTTCTGTTATTGTACTCATAATTAAATTTTTAATAATTAAAAAATAACAGACATAAATAGATACCAATTAATTAAGCACTACTGAGAGGTTAAAGAATTGTTAGCTCTATTTTATGCCCGCAATGAATCCTACGAACTCTCCGTATAGGGAGCTATATATGAGACTTAGCTATGCAGTACTTACCTGCTATGCTAATCTCTATATAGTCTCCCATTGGAGTTTCTCAATCCATTGTATAATCATCAGGTAACTTACCTGTTGAATTTGTAGTTTTATCACCCCATACCTTGCTCATTTCTGCAGGGTAATCAACAATATGTTCTACTTCATCTCCTGGATCGGAGATAATTACTACTATTGCTTTTAGAGTTTCTGCTATACTTTCAAGGGATCTTCTAATCCCAGGCAGATCTCTCTCATACATAATTTGTTCATACTTGGTCATAATTAAAATTTTCTTCCTTGTTCTATATAATAATACTTGCTATCATAACTACCATTGTGTTCTACAATTTTAGAATGATAAAACTTACCATCATCCCAATACACATACTTATTTTTAGCAACCATTTTAGCTAAAGGAACACTCTTATTATAAAGAGAACTACAATATCCTCCAACTCCTGATATATTTATCATATAAGCTTTTTCAGAAAATTCATTCATACTTGCATGACCATCTGTAATGATAATTCCAGGTCTTCCTATCTTTTTGATATTTTTAATTATTTGCGTAAAATCAGTTCCACCGCCTAAACGAGCAGTAAGCAGATTAGCAAAATTAATTTTTCTCAAAGATTGATCAAAAAGATAAATATCTCTAAGCATTCCTAATTTATGCAATTTAAGAGCAATAAAACGTACTAAAAGTCTTTGTCTAATACTCTTATTGTTTCCTAAAGAACACGTACCTGTCATAGAAGCACTATCATCAAGATAAACATCAAAGTTCATATGATACTTAGTAGTCTTAACAAACAGATCTCTATAAAGAGCAGGATGAATCAAATTCTCTATCCCTTCTATCTCATCAATCTCCTCTGCTTCAAAGATACTCTCCTGATAAACCTTAGGAACACCTCCCAAAGATTCAGTAGAAGAATCAATTACTTTATCAACAAACTTATTAATAGACTTACCACTTACAGCTACAGCTTTCATAATAGCAGGATCAAGATATACATCTATGTAATCCAATTCAGCTATAGTATCACCTACAGAATTTCCCATAAACTCACGATATTTATCAATATCCTTTTTAGCCTGACGAATTCCACTTTGAATACCTTTCTCAAGTTTATCTTTGAGCTGTAAAGTTAAGTTCTTAATAGTATCTCTTTCATTCTTTTCATCATCTCCTCCACAATAATATGGCATAAAAGATTTACCATCAAAAGAGTCTTTAACTGCTTCCCACAATCCTTCTTTACTCACAAAATCTCTTAAAGCCCATTGTGTTTGACAAACATCAGTCTGAAACTTCTGCAATATAGTGTTAAACTTTTTACATATTGCAATAGTTGTAAGGACACTATAAAGTACTCTAGAATCAGTTATAGTCTTCAATAACCAATTATCCATCTTACTTAACAAATAATGCCAGTGATAATCATTAGGAGTTACATTTACTATATGACTATATGCTTTATAGAAATACTTAAATATATCAAGTATATGCTTATCTTCCATAAAGCAATCTCCCTTAATACTCTTTTTTACTAAACGTAGTACTTTATCAGATAAATAACTACGTATAGAAGGATCAATGATACAATCATCTTGTTTCATATCCCGAAATATTGTATTTACATCAAACAAACTTGCTTGATACTCATACGAATTTGAATTAGCTTGGCTGCTATAGGGATCTACATAATCCCCATAGCCATAGCCATCTTCATAACTATATGTTGTATAATTTTTATCCATTTATTCAGTATTTTCTTTATCAAAAATTTCTTCATGCTCTGTTCCTGCATAGTTTTCACCTATATAGTCCTGTAATTCAACCATTAATTCACCAGATTTCTTTTTATAGGTAGTCATTTCACCTAATTCTTTGATATCTGTAATTAACTGAGTTAAATACATTTGAGCATAAGACTTATCATTACCATTTATAACAGTACCTAAAGATTTAATTTGACTTCTTAAAGATGCAACCCGTGCAGTCTCTAGTTTACCAGAAAGATCAGCTACTTTAGTAGGACATACAAATTCGCATGTCTTCATAAGAGCTTCAACATCTTCTAAACCATATATTGCTTTAACTGCTTTAGCAACAGTCGGTAAATAAGAAGCAGTTCTATCAGAAGTAGCATCATAGACAACATTTAACATGGTTTCTACTTTAGATTTATGAATTTGAGTTCCTATAATTTCTCTACCTGAAGGAATATTAATACTCACATCTTTCATCTTCATATCTTTCCAATAGTTAACAATACCATCTATACCAACACGTTCTACCTTATAGGTAAGCACAAATCTATCCCAAAAAGGACTATCTGATTCATCATCAGGAATCTCATTACAACTTGCAGCTAAAACTTTCCATTTACATGGAATTACTTTATCTCCAAAGAAAAGAGTTTTTTCCCTCATTAATGACAACATAGTATTTCTGATTCCAGAATTACATTTATCAACTTCATTTAATAAAATATATTCAGCATCAGCTATAGGAGCCTCTACTTCATATTTCTTATCTTCCAGAAGAGTCTTCATATTTACTCTACCTTTAACTTCAGAAGTTTTAGTTCCTTCGTCCAATTCAATTATAAAGCTCTTTTGTAAAGCTTCTTCTTTATCACCATAAATGGCAGTTGCATAGTCCAACAAAGCTTGGGTTTTACCAACACCTGGAGGGCCTAATAATAATACAGGAAGTTTTAAAGCTTCTCCTAAAGCTAGTACTTTAAAGATTTCATCTTTGCCATACATTTTGGTTTTTACAATTCTCTCTTGCATTTAAATAGTTTTAAAATGTTAATTAATTAATCTTGCTTTTTAAGCACTTGGTGTACTTCCCTATCATACCTATAAATCTCATCTTTTGGATACGGCAGATCCCATACTTCATTCTCTTTAGGCAATTTTGTATTCAATCGTTTTTCCCAATAACTTTTTAATTCTAAACTTCTCCATACAACTTTATGGATATTAGAACCTTTTTTAAACAGACTTTTATATTCTTTACTGAATTTAGAATACTTTCCAGTCTTAAAAAGTAAAAAGTCATTTTTAAATTTACTAGGAATTTTAAATACAAACATAACCCGTCCTCGCTTATCACCCACATCATATATATCAGTACATAAAACGTGTTCTTCTAATTTAGTTTCATATGCTATATATGCTTGGGTAAATCTAGGTTTATATAATACATACAAACAATTTTCATGAATGGTCTCATATTGATGATCACTAAGGTAAACATTTTGAAATCCATAAGACTTATAATAAGGCCCCAGTACATCTTCTATCATAGGAAGAAGAAATAATGTGGATTTTGTCCAGTTGTTCAAATCATCAGCCATAACCTATTTATCTTCTTGATTAACATAAATATCACGATCAGAGAACATATTTAACTCTACACCATCTACTTTTGTTAATGCAACCTCTTTACGCATGTTCCATTTATTATGATGTTGATGCCATTTAAGATCAGAAATAAGATCATTCACTCCTTTAATATACCTATTACTTCCATGAAGATATCCTCCATGTAAGCCTACAACTATATCATTATCAGTACATTTATATACTAACGGCGGAGTATAACAAGCAGTTTCAGCTACAATAAACCTAAAACTATCTATTTTATAGTCTTTAATTCTTTTGTCTTTTAGCTTCCAACTTTCTAAAGCTCTCATATAGAAAGCCGCTTGTCTGAAATACCCATATTTAAGTACACTTTGAGGAAAAGAATACGCAGATTTACCTGTTGTTTTCAAATCCATAGGATGTATCATTTTTGTAATATGATTTACTAATACCTTATCTAAATGAGATACAGCATTATATCCACGATACTTCCACTCTATTTCAAGTTGATCATATGTATCAATATTAGGATCAGTAGACATTTCTACAATCCATTTCTTAGTAGCATCGCCTTGTTGAAGAGATTCTACTATCCGTGATACAATCTGATCTTCTTCAGCAGAAATAGGTAATCTTTCATCTGCTTCCAATTGCTCATTAAAATAACCCTGAATTTCAGGTTTAGTTTCAAAGTTCTTGATGACAGTTTCTGCTTTAGTCTTATACCCAGCTCGAACATGTGCATCTAAAAGCATGATTTCCCAATCAGCTACAGGAATATTTGTAGTATCTTTATCCTTTACTAATTCTAGCAAATGATCTACAAAATCTCCCATCATTCCCGCAGGTCTTGTATGATTAACAAGCCTGTACCTATTATAGAAGCTTTCGCTTCCAGTCAGAATATAATCTACCGCAGATCCTATTCTGAAGTGCCGAGCATCAATCTGCTCGGGATCTTCAATTCTTCTTTTATAATCAATAGGATTCCAGGCAAGAAGATTTAGCCCGCTTATACTTATTCTATGATTCAACAGCGTTTTCGGCTGTGGTATTGACTCCATTACTTTCATATTTTGTAAGCTTTATTTTAAAAATTAATTTTCTGTCATCCGATTCAACATAATTTACTTGGCCTACGCTTCTTACGTAGTTTATGCTATCATCTGGAATCTTTTTATACTCAACTAAAGTATCCATAAACCACTTTGTCCATGGCCATAGATTATCCAAATCCCAATTCGCTTCTCCAATAGGTCTATGCAAATCAAGACATACATGTACATAATGATTCTTAGGAATAACTATCTTAGGTAGTCTTTTGACATACTTAGATAAATATTCATGTACCCATCTTGTTACCTTTGATCGTGCTGTATAATGTAATGTTCCATCATACAACCTTTGACCATTAATAGTCCAATACTTAGGTGTACCTGCTGATCGTGGATTAGCTAAAAGCCTATTTCCCTGCTCATCTATTAAAACATTATCTGCACTCCATTTATAACGACCCGCATCTATATTAGTTTGGTTACGTTTACTCAAAGGATGCTTATCCTTTTGAATATACTTAGCCCTTCTTTTAAAAGATAAAGGTACTTTATCAGTATAGTCAGAAATTTCAACTGTCCATTCTTTCATATTATTTGATTTTACGTGTTAAAAGATTAAGAGTTTCCTCTTTTCCATACATAGCGTAGAAATCACTAATATCCTTACATTCAGTCTCCAATGGAACTACTACATTAATCAAATTATCTTTATTATAATAAGGTGATAATTGACTATATAAATTAGCTGCTCCTCTAGTACCTGCATCATCATTATCAAACAATATATAAATTTTCTTGAATTTTACAAAAAAATCTTCTATGATCGCCTCACTCAAATGTTGTGTTTCTCCTTGTGGAGCAACAGCTTTATAACCCATTTCATATAAACACATTACATCTTTCATCGATTTAGTAATGATTAGTTCATTTTCCTCTTTAAACCATGGTAATCTCCCTTGAATAGTATCGGATGTAGTATTAGACAACCATTTAAATTTAAAAGCTAATGGTCTATACACCTTTACTCTATTATTAGGAAAAACATAACAATAAACAGGACAATGTCTATTATAATACATAACCAATTGTTTACGAAGAAATACATACTTAGCTGAATAGATATTGAATTTAACTAAAGTGTCTTTAGTGACACCGTATTGCATCCAATAGCCTATATCATGAGAAGTAAATAACTGAGGCTTGAATTGTATTAAAGTATTCTTACTCTTAAACTTTTCTTTAAACTCAGTATAATCTAACTTTTCACGTTTAGCTAAAATTGTATATACATTTCCTTTTCTTTCTGCAAAACTTCCAAATCCCAGAGAAAAATCTCTATTAATAATTTGAAGCCCTTCATAAAAACCCACTCGATACATATTCATAACAAGATCAAAACAACTACCTTGACTGCCATTAAAGTCTTTATAACAAAGTTCTCCTCTGGAATTATAATAAAGCCCAAATGTAGGCTTCTTATCATCCCTCAAAGGACTCAGATATAACTTCTTACATGCAAAATCAAAACCAAGGTAATGTCTAAAAATCTCTTCTGGAGAAATAGCATTTAGGATATTAACTTTAGTTATTGGTACAAACTCTTTTATGTTATTAAAATCATATTTACCCATAACTTTGTAATAAAGATAAGGAAAAAGATATATCTATCAACCTAAACCATTACGACACTTTAGCTAATGGTGCCAGCAATGCCCGTGATGACAAATTATCTTTGTTCCTTAACTTATTAACAACCTAAAATCTAAAATGGTAAGGCAGTATCATCACTACCTTCTACTTCTGCTGTTGCCAATGATGAAGCTTTTTCTAACTTATCAATGTTATTCATCTTTAATTTAGACTCAGCTAAAGGCACATCATCTATACACTCAACAAAAGGACAATAATTTGGAAGAGACGCATAGTCATTCCAAGAATAAGTTACCTTTAGTCGTACAGCTGTAGCAATAACTTGATCTTTATGAACATCTAAAGTTTTACATACAGATTCACATAAAGACTTCCAATCTGTTGCAGTAATAACAAAATTATTAGGATCAACAAATTTAGTACAAATATGTTTAATCCTTTGAAGAAGATTACTAAGCTTACGATCAGAAGCTTCTTCCTGAGTTTCACCTGCTTTAGGTGTTACTCTATCAGGATCTACATCCCATTCAGTATGGCTTAATGTAGCTTTCTTAGAATCTGTAAATCCAAACCAAAGATAAGTACTACCATTACTAGCTTCTTTCACTTCCCATCCAGTTAAGTGACAATCTTCATTAATACCAATAGGAATAATGCTTGAACCATTTCCTTCTTGGACTACGGTATTTTGATTAATTGAATAATTCATAATTTTTAAAATTTTTAAAGTTAATTAATATTAAAACATGTCAAGTTCCTCCTCATCGTCTTGGGCTATTCCATCTACGACAGGTTGAGGTTTAAATTCAGGTGCAACTACTTCCACCTCTTTTTCTAATTCTTCATCAGTACCAGCTACAAATTGCTGAGCATCATCTTGCACTATTGCTACTTCATCATTTGCTGAATTGTTATCCAATTCAAATAACTGGTAGCCTTCAAAAGCATCAGTAATTGCTTCAGGATCTACCATTATAACATGTTCCTCTGTTAAAGGAAATCCTAATAAGTTTCTAATATCCCTATTGTGAGGCATATTAAATAACCTTCCTTGTTTATTCACAGACACGCCATCACCATCAATAGCTGCATAAATACAACATTGAACAGCTTCACCTGCCTCAGAATAAGCAAAACCAATTTTATTAGCACCTACTACACCAGCTTTTATACCTAATGCGGATACTAATGCAGGAGATAATTTTATATGACCAGTCTCCTGTATGGTCAAACAAAGAGAATTACCATGGGCATTCCCTCTTTCTACTCGTTTACCTAATAGTTTCATTTAATAAGTTTTATAATGATTAATTAATTACAACAGCTCCTTCCGCATCTACAGTATGCTCTACCTTCATAACTTCAGCCATTTCAGTAGTTTCATAGATACCCAATAATGCATCAGGGGCAACAAATCGAGCTCCTATCGCTAAAGCTCGGTTCCTCAACATGATTTGAGGCATTCTTTTCCAATTATCTTTAACCGTGAGTCCTTGTGCTTGGGCCTCTTTCCACGTAAAGCTAATATCATTTTCGATAGTTTCTCCATGCCATTTCTTAAGGAAACGTATAGTAGTTATCTTGTCTACTACTTTACCATCCTTTTCAATACTTTCACAATCCTTTACTATCTTCCATACAATTCCTGCTCTTGCTAAAAGTGCAGCTATTGCATGAACTGATAATGTAGGCTTGCCTTGAATGACATGCAGATTACTAAGAGAAGTCATAGGATCAAATCCTAATTCTTTTCCTTGAGTTACAGCTGCAACTACCTTTTCAGGTGTATTATAGGCTGGCGGTAACATTTTACTTTTAATAAGAGTTTCAGCAAAACCCATCATATCTCCAATATCATTGAAGTCATTGAATTTAGCTACTCTTTCTTCTTTTACAGCTAATTTATTCTTGTCCATTTAGTCGTTCTTTTTCTTTATTAACAAATTGTAATTCACCAGGGACAAAATACTCATCGACCCTGTTGTACTTTAAATTATCCACCATACTCATAATAAGACCACCTTCACCGTCTCTATTTTTAATTAAATGCCAATAGATCATAGCAATGTTCTTATTAAGTGGATTAAGCACAGGAAGTTTCTTAGGTCCATAGACCTGAAGATTCAGCATACATGGTTTATGTGATATAAGTACATAATCAGAGCCATGAAATACTGAGTCACTACCAAAGAGATCTTTCTTCATAGGATAATGAACTTGAGGATTACTCACTCGTTCATTACTTTCAATATCCCTATTCAATTGACTTAATATTACAAAGATGCATTTGATATGCTTTTTTACAGTCATACACATCTTATATAAACTTACCAATATCTCTCTTTCAGACTGACTTTGTCTTCCTTTAGTTAAAAGAGTATGATCTAACATAATAACTGTTCCATAACCAAGTCCTTTTTTAGTTAATTGACCTTTATGGAATTTCATTATAGTATTATACATCTCTTCAACTGTTCCAGGAGTATCTACATAAAATATATCATATTTTGAAGATATTTCCCTTGCAAGTTTTTGGGCTTTAGCGTAATGCTCATCACTTAAAGCTTCTCTCGCCGAGTACAGATCTTGAACTGTCATATTCATTTTGGAAGAAATTTTCCTTCCTACTTGCTTTGGAGCAAGCATCTCAAAATTAAAACTAAGAACCGAAAACTTTTCAGTAGGATTCTTATCAAATAAACTTGTTTCAAGTTCGTTTCCAATTGATGATTTTCCACATCCTGACATACCAGCTATCGTAATGATAGTGTTCCAATCAATTCCTCCCATCGCAGAGTTATTAAATTTAGACCATCTAGTCATTAATGATCGTTGAAGTCCATGCCTTCTATCATCCATATACCTCATAAGCTCCTTTGTAGGATCTTGTATATGTTTATATTGTAAAACTCGATTGTTATAAAACCTTTCCTCCATAATCTACAGTATTATCAGTCTTATTATTAGATTTCAAATCTTCAAGATATGGAACAAAACATTCTTCACCTAGCCAGTTCTTCATGCTTTTCATCCATTTCATATCTCCATTACTATCTCTCATCTTAAGTTCATACTTTAAAGCACGAAGAATATCTCCAGCTTTATAGCCTTTCTTTAAAAGTTTAAGATAAGTGATTTTAGAGTCTTTAGCTCCCTGTTTAAGAAACATTTCCTTACCATTAGGTCGTGTAACTTTAACAGGATAAACTTTCTGAAACTCATTGAAGTCTTTTCCTTGAACATCGTTCATTAAATCCTCCATATCATCAATATCAATGAAGGGATTATTTGCCTTTGCTACATCAAAATTGTCTACTAGGGCATGAATAAAATCTTTTCCTTTATCAGTTGCTGTATATTCTTCAGCATTATTATAAGCTATATGTTGACGCTTAAGTAATGCCTGATAATCAGTCCAATCCATAACATTACCAACCTTTTGATATTCCTTCAAAAGGGTTCTGTCATGTACTAAACTATACAGGATAAAATATTGGGCAAGATTCATTCTATGCTCTATTAACATTTCAATAAAAGGTTTTCCAAATGCTATCATTATTTATTATTTTCCAGTTGTTCTTTAAATTCGTAATGATTAATCTCATTAACTATCTTTCTTTCTGCTTCATATTTATCCGCTTCAATAATGAATTTCTCAGGATCTAACGGAATATGATAATCTTCAGGAAGTTTTGGCTTTGCTGTTTTTGTAGCTTTAATAACATACTTACCAGGCTGTCCTCGGACAGTTTGCTTACTCATAGGGCTTACTATTTATAAAATTAAAAAATATATACCTGTCCCATTACAGGACAGATATACTTAAAACACACACACTTTTAAAAATACATTCAAGTTCATACAACTATATCATCTAATGAGTCAACCCAATGTACATTGGGATCATCTTTACAACGTTTTCTAACCCACTTGACTTCTTGTGAACCTTTTACAAAGAGATTTATATATAAGGAGATCTTCCCTTCTTGCAACCTTAATGTTCTACCTGTTCGTTGGATATTATCCAACTTCATAGAACTTCCAGCTGCACATATGCCAAGAGAACACTCTGGCACATTTAAACCTTGATTTAAGGCTTTTACAGAACTGATTACCCTCGCTTTCGTTCTGTTGTCTCCAAATCTCTGTAAAGTTTCCTCTCTCTGCTTTTTAGACATCTTAGAATGAAATGTAACACATTCATCTCCTATTCTGTCTTGGAGTTTTTGAGCAAACTCAATTGATTCACTAAATACTAGGGCTTTTCTATCTACAAATTTACGTAAAATTTCATCAGTAATCACTAATTTACTGGATGCATTATAGCATAATTTCTTACGTTTTTGCATCATAGCATAAAACATATTTGCCCACTTAGCTTGCTCCCTATCAGAAGAATTCTTCCACTTAGTAGCATTAGTAAATGCAGTCCATTGACCACCTAATTTTACTGTGCACAATTTGAACAAATTATCCACTCTATCATACTCTACTTTTTCTGTAGGAGTTAAAGAAACACCTAAATTATAAATAATATAAGGTGATACAAGTCCCATCCTAACAGCTGATTTCAGATCAGTTTGAGAACATACAGGAGCTATTTCTTTTAGAAACTTCCTATATTCTACATTTTCTGGAGGGGTAGCTGTTAAGCACATTAAATTATCCCAAGAATTGTTATCATAAAACTTACCATACTCTCCTGAAAGAGTAGTATGAGCTTCATCAACAACAACAATATCATAATGATTATTTGCCAGCTTATAAGCTGAATGAATACACATTATTTCTACATCCTTAAGATAAGGTTTCATTTTCCATTTAGTAAACTCTTTGGGCCATTCATTATCTCTTAAGTTCTCATTAGGAACAATAATAAGAGCACTTCGTGTAGGTTTATCTTTAAAGACATGTTCTATTGCCATTAATCCGATCCTAGTTTTACCAAGACCTGTTGCAGCAATACAACTACCTGTTCCTCCACTCTGTACCCATGAATTTAAATGCCTTTTTTGTTCTAGTGTTTTCTCCATTGTACCAAGATCAAACTTGGTCTTTTTGAATTCTACCATAACATCATGTATTTAACTTGGCAATATTAAGTTTAATTAACAAATACCAATGAATTGCCTTCACATTAGTATTATCTGCTCTACTGAAAGCTTCCAGTAAATCATTCTTTAATACAGCATCTATAAAATGTCCAGGAAACATAAACACTCCATCTCGAGCTAATAATAATGTTTTCCCCATATTTATAATATGATCTGACTCTTTATCAGTCAAGTCATCAAAACCTTGGATAAATCTAGGACCGTTTTCCCAAAAGTAATCTCTAATAATTTTATCAACAAATTGTGCCATTTTTAGATCTTTATTTTTTAGTCTTTCCTCTATTTTCATTCTTTTTAGCTTTTACTGAATCACGAACTAATTGTTCTTGTTCTTTATGGATTGTATCCACTAGTCTTTTTAAAGACTCATCATTTACAGGCCATCCTCTAGCCTGTATTTCTTCTATTGCTCTTTTAATATAACTCATTCTGTTTCTTCATTTAAGTCAATAATAATTCCATATTTATCAGCTTTCCTGATCGCAGCCTCTTTACTAGCGGCATAAATATATATCCATTCTCTATCTTCCTTTCCTATAGGAACATAGATTAATCTATACTTCTTCATTTTAAATAATTTTTCTTTTTTACCGTACATAATTTAAATTTAGAAAGTGCGGAGGATGCCTAACAGCATAGAAGACATCCTCCTTCTTTATTGTTTAGAAAGAATCTCGTAACATTAACAAACAATAAAGATTATCACTTTCGCCGCACTAGGGCGACTAATCCACTACCTAATAAAAAAAATAACATAAAGAGCAGAGTAACAAAAATTAAAAAAGTATACCACGAAAAAACAATAACTTGTTTAACGGTACCTAATATTCCTTTTTTGTTTCCCTTCTTCTCCATAATATCTTATAATATATTGAGCATAAACTGTTGTAACTTGTAAATTTTGGAATTTAAACTTAGTCTCTCCAAGTAATAAAGCTTTATCTAAAGCTTCTTTAAGATCTACTACACTTTTCTTAGTAATAGTAAGATTATGAAGTCCTCCTAAATTTTTATTTGCTGACATTCCTTTTGACATACTCTTCCATTTTATTAGGACTCACTAAATACATCCAAAACTTTCTATTAAACCAAGTTTCGAATTTATAATAAACATTACTTACTTTTTTCATCTTCCTTTTCTATAAAATTAACATTAACATAATCAACTATTTCAAGAGTATACTCTCCATCTGCATCTTTATACTTTTTATGTACAGATCCGTCAGTATCTTGAGTATCATAATCTTTAATAAGTATAACACATCCCTTTGGACATTTGTCTACTGTAGCCATTCCGTCTTTAACTGATATATGAATAATTTTATCCATGTGATCTAAATAGAATACTTGCTTTTTTCCCTTCCGTGCCATCCCTTACCAAATCTCAAAGCCACCACAATTTCGCAAAAATCTAACAAAATCCCTAATATGTGAAAGATAGACTGAATACGCAGGTTCAATAAGAACATACTCATCTTTAGAATCTTCTATTAAATAAGGCTTTGTTGCATATGCTCCTTGACTCTTTAGATACTGTATTGCTTCTTTATATTTACCCACCTCTTCTTCTTTAGTTACAAATTCACTATCTCCAATTCCTAAAGCTGTACTATCTACACCTTTTATTTTACAATACATTCCTCCATCTAAATATACTTTACCGATTCCTTGAGCTTCAAAGATTTTCATTTCATCTTCAATCCCATCAGCTAGTTTAGTACACTCTTCTTGAGTATCAAGTCCTGCTCCACTATTATTTTCCCAATTATGCATATTAAGCTTTAAGTCACATGCAGAATTAACTACAACACACATAGCATGTATAGGCCTCCATGCCCATACATTAGCTCTAAAATATTGCCCAGGTTCTACTTCTTCTCTATATTTATCCTGAGCTTTCAGATAGATACTCCACTCTTTATCATTTGCCTCATCTAAAGGCCGAATTGGTTCTATACTATCTGCAATAAGTTTAATTGGTTTAATACCATATATATCCATACCCATTATTCTACTTTTAATTTACTTTCTTGACGTTCAATAATTTTCATAATTTTAATCTGTTCAGTAGTATTATGTTTCTTAACTTCTTGATAAACATTAGTTAATATACTTAAAAACACAATATTGTCTAGATTATCTAATCTTACAGTTTTAGATAAATTAACCTTTTGTCCTTTTCCTACATCACCTCCTCCTATCTTATGTCTTAACATACCTAGGTTTTTAGTAAATGCTTCAGGATCTTGAGACCCACATAAAGTTTCTAATAAAGATTGAGCTGTTCCTCCTTCAGGGTCTATATTTTCTCTAATAGCTTCAGGATATTCTACTTCAAACATTACCTTAATCTTTACTTGTGCATCTTTATTCTCTAATGCAAGTTTTGCAATCTCATCTATACTTTCTAAATAACCATTTTGATCATTAAGATCTTCAATCTTACTTCTAAGATTATCAGAAAATGATTTAAGTTTTTCCAATCTATTGACTAAATTCTTCATTTTTATAGTTTTAGTTTTATAAGTTACTTAATAAATAATAACATTAACAATTAAAAATCATCAATATTATCACCTTTTATTTTAAATTTATCTCGCATATCATCTACCATTTTTCGGTACATTACAGCATGTGCATCATATCCTCCCATTAATATTCCTATTACAAAGATTTCAGACGCATTTTTAGGATTAATTATTTCAAGAAGTTTCTCTACTCCCATAGATTTAGTTCCTATTCTGGATACAGAAGTAATATTTTTCTTGAATATATCTTGAATTTCTTCAAATCTTTTTATTGAGACCCCTAAAGCCCCAAAATAAGAGTCATCTTTATGATTAAACTTTATCATATTCATTTCATTTTAAAAAAACACATGAAGATTATCCTTTACACTTAAAAGCGGTTTAGAGATCCCTTTGAGTGATATAGATGTTTAAGAAGCTTACACAGACTGTTGGACTTATCATCCATACAGTAGGTAACCCAGTTACCCATGGAAACTATAAACATATATGACTGCTTGAGTGCCTATGTCGTCTTAAGAGATAATCGTTCACATGTAATTTACTAATTTTTTTTAAAACAATCCTGCATGATCTAGTATAACAACTATCGTAAAGATAGCCATCATAACTACAAACAATGTAGAACCTATTTCAAACCATTCTATTAATTGTTTCATAATCGTATTATTTTGTCATCAATATAACCCCAGGACGGACCTTTCATAATCCAACTAATATGCTCTCCATTTCTGGCTCTTTCCGCATAACTCGAGTTCTTTGTCTTGTTTTGTTCCATAACCATAGGACCACCATCTAATTTGACAGCTCTACAGTTGTTAGAACGTTTCATTATTTCATACTTCTTCCCTCCAATTACTACAAACGTTCTGTCTGAATGAAGGGCATTATGGACTGTTTTAAAGTCCGCCATACTATATTTACCTATCATATTATTTTGTTTATATATTCCTCAGTAGTAACAAGTGACCAAAATTGATTTGAAGACCTTGCTTCTGTCTTATTTAAAGCTTCAAGTAATACATCAGCATTAGGACGATTCATCCAAACATTAAAATTTTGTCCCTTATCATTATAAAATGTCCAATCCATATTCATGTTAAACCAATTAAAATGTTAAATAATTAAAATGTTAAATAATTAAAAAAAAAGATAAGAACATTCACTATTAAATGTTCCAAATCTTTTCTTTCTTGTCTATTTATAGATCCACAAAAGCACACTCTTCCTACCTCTTAATACTTTATCTAATGTCTGCATATATGCATTTGATACAGCAGGACATCCATAACCTTGAGCAGCAGACCTAGGTTTTCTTACTCTCTGATTATCAGGAATTACTTCCCATGAGTGTAATACTATATTCCTATCAAAAGCATTGTCATTAGTACTTTCAAGTCCATGAAGTACATATTTTATATTGATACCCCATACACTCCATCCTCTGTCACCTATTTTATACTTACCTAATGAAGATAAATGACTTTCTTTTACATTACTAAAACGAGGTTTAATACTAAACTCTAATCCCATTCCATGAGAAACTTGAGTTTTACTTAAAACTGTTTTAGCCTGTAAGTCCACTAATGACATTCTCTGCATCCAAGCAGGTTGACTAAAATCTACAAAAATAGCTACCGTAGTATCCATTTTATTTTCCTTTGCGTAGGTTAATGCCTGATCCATCTTAACAGTAGAAGTTAATATTGGAGTAGCAGGTCTTTTCTTACAGCCACAAGCTGTAAATGATAATACCCATAGTATAAATATTGTAGCTAATATGCTAAATACTACAGGAGATATTAAAAATTCTATTATCCACTTTTTCATAATCATATCGGTTTTAAAGATTAAAAAATAAAAAGATTATAGAGCCTAGGTTAGTTTAACTGTAACGAAGTACTAACCTAGCTCTATATATCTCTCAACAACTACTAGATATTAGTCGCACCCAATTCAGCCGTAGCTTCAGGGCTTAACTCAATATCAGGAGTAGATGTTTCAGAACTGGTATCAGCACTAGCTCCCGCTAGTTCATGACCTGCTCTGCTGAACAACTGGACGATGTTCTCACCTTTAAGTGCAACCGCAGTATATGAATCAACTGTTCTAGTTGTTCCATCCTGTGATGTAACTGGATAAGGTTCTACCTGTTTAGTTACAATTGCACCTGGAAGTGCTTTACCAACATAATTTTTGATCTGACTAGGATCTCCGCCTTTCCAAATAGAATTTCCAGAGCTGTCAAATTGTTGACTGATCACTCTGAATCTAGTTGCTTGGAACGGATTATCCAAATCTTGAAAAATTGCAAGGTAATATTTCCTTCCATCACTGGTCTCATTGATTTTACCACCAAGACCTTTAATACCGTTAGTACCCTCGTCATCAAGTACTGTAGCATTTGGATTACTCGAAAGAGCAATCCCTACCAACTTAATTTGTTGGCCCTCATTTACGAATTCTGCATTCATAGTTAAAGATTTAAAAATTAAAAAATATAAAAAGAAGAATTAGTCAATGCATAAAAATGCATCTATCACACTCACCACGTGAAGGTTTCTCCATGAGTGCATTTTAGAAAGAGGTTATGAGACTCTCTCTTGGAATTTCAACCAAATCCAAACGTTAAATTTTTAATAACTACTATCTGGAATAGGAATGCCTAACGATACACAGTCTACTACATTTTTCGGTACACCAAATTGGTGAAACTTCAATGCTATTTCTGCTAAAGTTAATCCTTTAGCATAGTAGTCTCTCGCCATATAGTCTGTTCTATTAGACTTCCATTCAATTAGCTGTTGGTCAGCGTCATCAATATCGTGATCAAATATTTGATAAAAATATTCTTGTAATGGAAAATCATATCCATATACAAATTCTAAATTGCCCTTATATATAGTATATCTACTCAAAACTTATTAACTATTTTAGTTATTGGATTAGTAAGCTCTGTTTCTTGTTCATGTGTTCTTTCAGCTTGCATTTGTGAAGCTACATCCCACTCATCTCTTGAAATGAACAAAGCTGTTAAAGGATCTAATTCAGGGTTATCTTTTATTATTTTAAGTGCAAATAACACTACTTCAGCTGTTAAATTCCATTCAGATGCTTCTTTAAGCACATTATCAACAACTGATAACGGATTTATATCTTTATACTCCTTCATAATACTATAGTTGTATAGATTAAGGCAATTGTTAAAGATATTACAAATATGGTAAATGTATTATACTTTCTAGTATCATTTGCATCTACCCATGTCCATACTTTGTTTAATAATTTTTTCATTTGATCGGTTTTAAAGGTAAATAATAAAAAAGTGATAGGTATAGCCTGAGATTACAGCCCTATCTGGTCAGTCTTTAATTAGCTTATTCCATCCTGTCAAGGTGGTTACTAACATATCCACTCTGTTTGCACAAAGTAACTGCCAATGGCGATTGGTAAAGCCAATCATTCTTAACGTCATCACCTACTCAAATCATAATTAGTTCAATTATAAGGCGGCCACCTCATATTTGACCTTTCTGATCCAAACAACAGCTACCTTGCGAGTAACTGAAGCACTATGTTCACCGAAGTGCATAGTATTAGCCATCTTTCGATGAATAACGCCAAAGTAATTTTGCTTTCTTTTGAAAGACTTCCCAATTGAATAACAGCTCCTTTGGATAAGCTTCATTCTCTTTTGAAGAACAAAATACTTAACTGTTATTTGTAATGCTATCAACATCACGGTACAGAGTTATACTCAAGAGCATATCGTTGTACTGAAGTGTACTCCTCCTAGACTGATAAAATCTGATCGAAACCACCCCTACAAGTATATCTATTGTCATCGCTGACTCAATTCTGATTGGGCATCAAAATAGAAACGCTAAGGATTTCCCCATTGTTCCTGTATACTCATGTGTTTAGATTGACCATATTGCTATGGCAACAAAGAAAGAGCTCTATAACCCTCGCAGTGTCTTTATACTCTATTGCTAGAGTTATCGCGCTAAACCGCATATTTCATCCCCTCAGTGTCCTGTATCTTCACAGAACCTAAAGTTATTTATAATTTATAAAGTTACGATATTATAACTTACATTCCTTGACTTGCTCCATATAAAAATAAAGCAAGTATCGTTATTGGGTTAGCTATCACAAATAATGTAATAACTACTACCCAATACAAATACTTATTCTTGATCGTAATCATAAATACTTACCATTTGATGGTGACTTCTCAATTTCTAGCTGTATAGCTATAAAAGGAAGTATGAAAATTATTTCAACATCTCTGTAATCATTTTGAATTACAAATCCAAAAGCAAGTCCTTTATACCACTCTCTTTTGAGAGTAATTTGTCTACGATTAATAGACAGATCTATTACTGTTGTTTTACTCATAATTATCGGTTTTTAAAGGTGAAAAATATAAAAATTATCTAGAAGGAAACATAAATCCTACAGGTGGTGCAGGTTGTTTATGAATATATAAACTACTTCGGTCTAGATCGTGTGTTCTAAGATACTTTAGTGCTACAAGTTTGTTTGTAAACTTATGTATCTTATCAAAAGAAGGAACATAATATGTTTTAATATAACGTTCCATTAGTTTGAATTATACCTATCTTCTAGATAGGCTGTTACTAATAAAATATGTGCAAATAACCCTGCAAATGTTGCAAGAACCCACACACCTGGTTGTCCTACTATCACTTGATAGTGATGCCAACCGAATAATACTCCTACAAACAATGCAAATAGTTTAGTTACAAGTACTACACTAAAAGGTGTAGAAATTATAATAAACATAACTACAATTGCTTCTTTAAATGATCGGTTTTTCATAATTAAAGATTTAAAAGGTAAAGAAATAAAAAAATGTAATAAGAAAGACACAATTATAAACTTGCATCTTATTGCAGTTATTGCTAATCACAATAAGAGAACAGAATTCGTTAAAACCGCCTCTAAGGTTACGCCTCCAAATAAATACTACTGATAATAAATCAGAATATCTATATAAAAAGCCTACTATCTACTCCTTACTCTTATGCCTAACTTACTACAATATTATAAAGGTAAAGAATATAAGGCTAGTCTAGCCTTATATCTCACCTATTTGCTGTTAATGTATACATATTAACAGGATTACAAAGCGATTGTTTTCTGTTAATATCAAAAAGAAGCACAGCAAAGCCTACAGTATCCTTTCAGAACACTGACCAACAAAAAAACATTTGCTATCTGTTTACTCACTCTCATAATTACGACTTATGGTTTCCCTTCGTGTGACTAACATAGTACTTGTCCCGCTAAAGATTGCTCTTATTATAGCAGCGAGTCATGGCATCACTACAATCTCTTGTAGGTTGCTCGTCTAGGTGATTAAATACAATGTACATCATATTTAATACTAACTTTCCCTCACACACTAGTCCTTTGGCCCGTTGGGTCTTGAGATGGTAACAAACTCGAGATTCTTTCGTAACGACTTTGCTTGTGCTAATTTAATGATTGTGCTATAATATATAACACGATGCCTATTGGTTATAGGTCTTTTGTCTTAAGAGCACCGTGCCA